ATGCACACAACTCACGTTCACACTTTGTCCTATCGCCTACCCGACTCTTGGGAGCGAGCAATCGACGGCTGGACCGTTTGGCTGACCGCCGCCGGTGCGTCCCCGGCGACCCGGCGTACCCGCCGCGCACACGTCCGTTCGGTTGCTCGCACCATCGGCGCATCAAGCCCGGCCGATGTCACCATCGACGATCTGCTCTCTCTTATCGGACAGTCCAAATCGTCGATCGAGCACCGTCGTGGACTGCGGGCGAGCCTCAGCTCGTTCTATCGCTGGGCGCTAGCTCGCAGTATTGTCAGCGCTGATCCCACGGCTGATCTCCCGACTATCCGTGCCGCGCTTGGCGCACCACGGCCGGCCACGGATGAGATTTGGACGCAGCTGATCGATGCTGCCGACCCCAGGACCAAGTTAATGGCCCGGCTAGCCGGCGAGGCCGGCTTACGTCGCGCCGAGGTCGCTCAAGTACACACTGATGATTTACTCACCGACCGCGATGGCGCGCAATTGATCGTGCATGGCAAGGGCGGTAAGCAGCGCGTCGTCGGGATAACCTCGTCGCTGGCCGATGCTATCCACCGCGAATGCCCTAGCGGGGGATACGTGTTTCCAGGCCAGATCGATGGCCATGTCAGTCCTGATTATGTGGGCAAACTCGTCTCGCGACTCATGCCGCCAGGCTGGTCGATACATAAGCTGCGTCACCGCTATGCCACCCGCGGATATGCGGGCACGCACAATCTGCGCGCAGTCCAAGAGGCGCTCGGTCACGCTAGTGTGGCGACCACGCAGCGCTACACCGCAGTATCGGCACGAGAGATTCGCCTGGTCTCCGAAGCTGCGGCATGGGGAACGGTGTCACCCTGATTCGTCACGTGACGATGGGTAAACGGTTAATGGAGTTTGTTTCAATTGGCGGACCCGGGGATTACAGTTACTTCATGGCTGAGTCAGACTCGGCTAGCGATGACGTCACAGCTCTCGCTATGGGCGGTGACAAGACTGCAGTGGTGCCACAGAGAGAGTCATGGGCGGCGACATGGGGCCACGCAGCGATCCTCATTGCGGTTGGCGTGGTCGCGGCGATCACTATTATCGCCATAGGGTTAGCGACGGCATCTAGCGACGACTCAAGATATGTTCCGCCGCGATCAGCTTCGGCGGACGACGGCATTTCCTGGGTCACGTCTAGTTCTACCTCACCCGTCTGCCCCTCTTTATGTAATCCGGATCAATACTTTTTGGAGCTGATTACTATGTATGGGTTGACGGTCACGGACCCGGCCGTGGCCGCTATGGCTGGCCGTAAAGCGTGCTTATATATCCAGCAGGGTCATAGCCCCGCCGAGTTGTATGCAGCTATTCGCCGAGATGTCCCATCGTTATCGACGGCTAACGCTACGGCTTTGGTCAATGCCTCTATCGCCGCGTATTGCCCGCCCTGAAACGGCCAAACCCCCCCGGCTGGCTTCGGAGTAAGCCAGCCGGGGGGGGTGAGTCGGAAGTCGGGCGGGAAGGGCCAAAGACGACCTAGACCCCGCGGATGATTGATTGCCGTTCAGGCCCGATCGAAATCCGCGAATACGCCCTGGCATGAGGAGCATTTTCGCATCGTGTACGTGAGGATGTTCGCGACGTAGCGGCGTTCGATGGTGTGGGTTTCATGCCCGCACCGGTTACACACGGTGAGTTTGTCTTTGCCGTCGATGAACAGGGCGGGGTGGTTTTTGATGTGCGGTCGGAGCCAGTCATACAAGCCTTGGGTGGCGATGACGTCTCCGGCGCAATAAGCGGTGAGGCGCGCGCGGTCGTCGACCGATTCGTCGGTGACCGCGCGTTCCATCGCCATCCGGTCGTACCTGTCGGTCTTCGCGGGGATCCCCACAATCTGGCAGAACGCGTCCAACGATTTGAACGGAGCCCCGCTTTTGAAGACCTGACGAAGTACTTTGCAGGTGTCAACCGTTTTGAACGGAGGGAGCGGCGGAAGGCCGGCCTCAATGTGCAGATCCCCCCGAAGCCAGGGGATGTCGGCGCCGTCGATGTAGTGCCCCACCACAATGTCGGCTTGTTCCAACAGCCGGTGGACGTTCCGCAGGAACTTTTCTCGCCCCCCGTCGTCCCATTCTGCGAGTTGAATCACGTCGGGCCGGTCGTACCACTTGGCGCACACAATCGTGGTCCGCGGGTGCCGAATGACAGTCTCGTAATGTTATCTGTAGGCGGTTAAGGGGTGTTTCTGGTTGTGTCCCATGATGTCGTTGAGGGTGGTTTCCTTCGTGGGGGACAGTGTTATCTGTGGGTCGTATCTGATGGTGGCGGTGTTGTTGAGATTCGTTGGCGTTGCTGGGGGATGGGGCGATGTGGGGAGTGCGTCCTGGGGTCGGTGGGTGGGGTGTGGGGATGGGGCCGCTCAAGCTTCGGCGGGAAGGCGCGGTGCTTTTATTGGAATCCGGCGAGGGTGATGTGAAGGGCGTGTTGTAGTTGGGTGTGCAGTGGCGGGGTGGTGGTGTTGAGCCAGTGTTGGAGCACGATTTGTGCAGTGCTCAGGGCTGTGTGGATGAGCAGTGTGGGGCGGATGTCGGTGGTGGGGTCGGTGTTCATGCGGGTTGCGACCATGGTGGTGAGTTGGCGGGTTTGGTTGTCGCTGAGCAGTGTTGAGCTGTTGAGTAGGTGTGGTGCGGTCTGCAGGGCTTGTTTCCACTGTTGGGAGTGTCGGTTGGCTGTTTCGCCGAGGTGATCGGCGAGGAGGTGGATGAGGGAGGTGGCCGCTGTTTCGGTGTGTGGGCGGGTGTTGTAGGCGGTGGTGATGTGGGCGATGGCTTGTTGGATCGGTGCGGTGAGTAGGTGTTCTTTGTTGGGGGCGTGGCGGTAGTAGGTGCTGATGGAGATGCCGGCGGTGGCGGCGATGTCGTCGGTGGTGACTGCGGAGTAGCCGTGTTGGGCGAAGAGTTGGTGTGCGGTGGCGTGGATGTGGGTGAGTAGTTCGGTGCGGCGTCGGTCTCTGAGGGTGGGGGGTGTGGGGTTGGCGGTGGTCTGCGGCGGGAAGAAAATCTCGGCGATCCCCGCCGCATACGCCCGCACCGTGTTCGGCGAACCGCCGCCATCGCGCAGGAACCGCAGATACTGCGCGGCCGCAGGGATCGGCAGATGGTCGGCACCGACCACGGTGTGGGTGTCGGGCTCGCCGTCGCTGAAACTCACCCGCTGAACTCGCGCCACTAGTCAGTCCCCGACCCAGACAGACCTTCAGCCCCGCCGCCGCCGGCCCACCGGAAACCTCACCACATTGGAGTGCGTGCCGGTCATCGCCACCACCGATGCCGGCTCCTCGACCACCCGCGCAGTGTTGGCCGGCGGCCCGGTGCGCTGACCAACGGCGAAGTCCTCCAACATGTCCTGCGGCCAGATCAGGCCGTACGGGGCCAACATCACCGGCGACGTCGCCGAGAACGCCATCTCCAACCACTTACTGAGCAGCCGCGGACGCTCCACCTCGCGGTCTTTCCAGCCCGGCTCGACCCGGCCCCACGTGGTGTCGGTCTCGGTGTTCGTGCGGGTGTAAAGCTGGCGCCGCAATGCCTCAAACCGCTCGTCGCTCAACAGCTTCGAGGTATGCAGATGCTTGAGCAACGCCCCCAGTGAAATCCCCCAGCGGGCCTTGACCGGCAACAACTCCGCCAACGACGGTGCACGCGAGACCTCATCGGCCAGCACCGCCGCCGGCGCCAAGAACTCCGAAGCGAACGCTGAGGCCTGCTCTTCCCGCTCCTCGTTGACCGATCCCGCGGCATGCAACACCAGATGCCCCACCTCATGCGACAGCGTCCACCGAGTCCGCTCCCACGAACTCGACTGCCGCACCACAATCAACGGCCTGGTGTTGAACTCACCGACCCGCACCGAATACCCCAGATGCTTATCGAGCTTGCCGGTGGAATCCTCATCGCCGAGGATGCGCCGCGACGACGACGTCAACAGCCGGCGCATCACAATCGCCACCCCGTTGCGTTCAATCTCATGCGTCAGATAACCGATCGGCGCATCCGGGTCCAACCCCCACGCCTTGCGGACCTCCGCAGCCGCCTGATCCACCGGTGTCTCACTGTCGAGCACCGGTACCCGCACCGGCGGCAACTTCACCCGAGTGTGCAACTCGTCGAGGAACTCACCTGCCAACGCCGCGAACTGCGCCAGATACTCCCGCTCGGTCGCCGTAATCGACCGCGGCGCCCGGAACAGCAGATCCCGGGGATGCACGCGCGAGGTCGGCACCGTGGTGAAGAACTTCGCCGGGAACCTCAACACCGCCACCAAGCGCTCAAAGTCCTCGGCCGACAATGTGGTCGTCGCCGAACGTTCCACCCGGTTGAGCCGAGAATGCTTCCAGCCCAACGATTCCATCACTGCGGTCACGGTCATCGCCCGGATCACCCGGGCCTGGTTGACCCGTAACCCGTACACATCCACGGTCGTGTTCATCGCAGCCCCGATTCAATAACGACCCCGCGACAAGTTGTGCGTCGCCCCCCACTGCGACGACCCGCTAGGCCGGTTCTGGCTGGTCGGGGTCGTCGGTACCCGAGGCCGCCGATGGTGGAGCCCATTCGCCGAAGTCGTCGGTGGGCACGATCGGAGCCGGGGGTGGGCCCAACAATAGCGGCGACTCGGTGACCGGTGGCAACGGTGTGGACGCCAAAATCTGTACCCGAGAAGCGTTGTCGATATCGATCACCGCCGCCAACTCCGCTTCTGCCAGGCCATACCCGTCCTTGGTCGGCCACCACAACGCGGCGATGTCCGGCTTGCCCATCGGGGTGGATGTCGGCGCCGGGAACAACCGCGTCTGCGCACCCTCGTCGAGGGTCATCTGCTCCCCAGGAGCCGCCGCCGTCGCCGCCATGGGATTGCTGACCGCCGCCGGGGGTGATGACCATGCGGACCCGCTCGCCGTGCAGCACCCGCGACGGCCAGCGCCGCAGCCGGAAATCCATCCCGCGTGAATCGGACAGCTGAACCGAGAGCCCACTGCCGCACGAGCTCAGCAGCGTGTCGCCCGGCATCGGGCCGCGCAACTCGCGCTCCCGCAACACCAACAATCGCACGTTCGCGCAGAACGCCAACCCGTGGACATCCCGCGGATCCTCGAACCACGGCTTGTACATCGCGGCGACCTTCGGGATCACCCTCTCCAAGTCGTAGCGCAACGTCGCGCAGGACGGCCGATGATCGGCAACGATCCGATCCAGCCACCTTTGTAGGTTCATGAGGCGAATTTCGCACACTAAAGCAGTCTGCGCAAGTAACACGCCCAACTGTTACTCCGCCCATTAATGTGCAACTTCCCACCACCATAGGATACATGTATCTCACGATAAATAATCAGATCAACGCGCATATATTGCTAGCCATAGACCAGGTAATTACAGATAACATTACGATGTACCGGTTCTTCAAATTATCGCGGTCCCACCAGTGTTGTTGGGTGATGCCGTCGAGGCGTTCCACGTCCAGGATGAGGATGCGGTTACGAACCTCGGCCGCGATGGTGTGGAGCCGGTCGGCGAGGGTCATGGAGATTCGGTGCGGTGGTGCTGTAGGTGCCGGCGAAACGCCGATTCCTGGCAGGCGAGCCCTTCTTCTTGGCAGATGCCCAGCAGCTGAGTCGTGGAAATGTCGTCCCGTTTAATGAGTTGATCAAACGCTGCGCGGTCACGGTCCGGGAGTCCGGCCAGCCACGAGCAGGTGGTGCATAGCTTTCGATCGCTGGTGATATGGGGTAGGCGGTCGGCAAGTGACATCAAATAGTCCCTTCTGTAAAGGACATCAGGGTTTTCTAGCGGCCGAACAGTCGCGCTAAAAGAGACAGCGGGTCGCAGCGCTCAGGCCACACGTGCAGGAGGTGACCGCCGGTGTAGATCACCAGCAGCGGCCAGAGTAGCGGCCGGGCGTGTAGGTAGCGGGCTGAGGCGTCGGACAGCATCTCGTCGGATGGGCACAGGCAGTCCCAGGTGAGGATGCTGGCGGCGAGGGTGAGCCAGGCTTTGTCTGAGGGACGCATGTCACCACCTATGGTCGGGGATTGACTATAGACATGTCCTACACCAATGGGTGTAGACTGATATACAGCTATGACGGTGACACATCTGGGAGGACTACAGCGACATGGTTGTCATCGGCGGACATGCCTACCGCAACATCGCCGGCCGCTGGGCTGAGATCTAATGGACACCTACACCACCGCTGAGCGTCGCGCCCAGGGCCGCAAGCTGGCCCAGGCGCGCGCCGCGGCCGGCGAAGCGCTACGCGTCGCGCAGATCATGGCGCAATCGGCACACAGTGAGGGCGTCCCCGAGATGCGCATCGCCGCCGAGCTGGGCGTGGCCCGTATGACGGTCCGCAAATGGTTGGGCAAGCGGCTGACATGGTGACACAGGAGTGACCTGCGGTTTTATTGCACCGGCCGCCTGGCTATGCCAGCGTCACGGCATCGTAGTGGCGACAGTGTGCTAACAGTCCGACCATGCCAGCGTCACGGCATCGCGTCGATCAGTCGTCCAACTCTACCCGGTTACGCATATCATCGAGGGCCATGATGAGCCCGTCGGTGACCCACTCGGCCTGCCGTGGTGGTGCGCACCACCACGGCATCGTCTCAAGCTCCCCGTCTTGGGTGACTCGCTCAAGGCCCATGACCACGACAAAGTCTGAGACGGTCCAGCCGTCGCCGTAGTCGTCGAGTAGCTGCTGGATGGCGGCGCGGATCGGGTCGGACATCTCAGTCGCCCTGATCGGCAAGATACTCGCCGCAACACCCACATGAGCACTCGTCACGACAGTAGGTCGATGTCGGATAGGTGGTAGCGATGCTGCGCGCACCGCCAACCGGCAGCGGGTAGAGAGGTTTGGCGTGGGCGGGCAGTGGTACCGACATGACTACGGGGCGGTGTTCGGCGGGCGGACAGCCACACACGCACATCACAGTTGCCCCCGCGGGTAGCGGTCGATCAGATCATCGAGGCGGTTTTGCCAGGCAAACTCCTCTGCCGGATCGCCGACGGCACGTGCGATACGCAGCTGATCCAGCGCGATCGCAATCCGGTAGGTCAGCGGCAGCGGAGAGGTCGGGGCGTCGCCAGGAAACATCTCACGGCCTCGGCTCCCGGCCCTGCTCGATGCGGCGCACTCTGTGCTCTATGTCGCGGACCTCCCCGCGCAGACCGCCGATGTCGTCGCGCAGGCTGCGGACGTCGTGGCCCTGGCCGTCGAGCATGCGTTTGATCTCGCCGACGGTGACGGCCAGGTTGGTGCCGCCGTTGGTGACCTGATCCTGCACTGCGGTCATTTTTTTGTTGGTGCGCCGCGATTGCAGCCAGAGACCTAGCTGGATGATGAGGATGCTGGCCACGCCGAACATGTCGGTTGCCAGGGGTAGTGGTTCTGTCATTCCGGCCTCCCAGGTAGACGGGTGTATATCCAAGGGTTGACAGGACAATACATGGACTGTATAGTCATAGGTATGCAAACGACATCAGCCGCCGAATACCGGATCAACTTCTCCGACCGCCGCGCCGCCCGCGACGCCATCGCCACCATCAAAGAGTGCGGCGGCCGCTTCGACGGCCAGCGCAAGCTATGGACAGTCGACCCGGCCAACTGCCCCAAATGGCAGCTCGCCACATGGCGCCGATACGCCGCCTACGCCGGGATGACCGACGAGCAGATCATCACCGACCGGATCAACACCATGGCCGGCGCTGCCGAGCTGGTGACCCGATGACCGCGCTATCTGGCGACCACCCGCCGTGCACGTTTTATTGCGGAGACGGCGAGCATTGCGACCTTGCGCACTGGCACGACGAGCACTGGACCGAGGACGAGATACGTCACATCTGGCGGGGCCACGGAGGGATTATTACCCGCATCCGCCCCGCCACCGAGGCCTCGCCACGCGCCGACGGCGCCGACGCGCACCTTGTGTACTGGCGGGTGACCTCATGAGTGAGACGACCTGGTGGGCCTCGATCGACGACCCGCTAGCCCGCTATGAGCGAGCCGGTCGCGAGCAGCGGGCCGCCGAGGCTGTCGTTACCCGCATGAGTGACTTACGCGCCCGGTGCCTGGCGGAGCTACATGCCGACGGCTGGTCGTACGCCACGATCGCGGCCGCGACAGGGTTATCGAGGGCGCGGGTACAGCAGCTTGTGCAGCGCGGCGCCGACGTCGTGCCCTAAACCAGCATTGGTTGCGGCGGCACGCCCGGTTGCGGCCAGCCGGCGTAAGTGCCGCGCACCGGCGCCCGGCTATGGATCAGCGCCGCCGCCGCAGTCGGGCACACCAACGGCGCCGCAGCTGGGACGGCCCGCAGCAGTCGCGGCAGCGTCAACGTCAGACTCGCGACGGCGAAGAACTGGCGGCGAGTCATCGGGCCGGGCCGGAAACTACGGCAACCGCGGGATCATGTCGATTACCTGCTGCGCCAACGGGCTCAACGGACGCTGCCACACCGCGTCCGGCACCACTACTGGCGAGACGGGCGGTAGCAGTCCGCTCAGGTCGCCGACAGCATCCTTGACCCGCTGAATCGACTCGACAGCCTGCTGCGTCAGTTTTTCATGCGCCTCAGCAGTTTTCGTGACTACGTCCTGCACCGACGCCACTGCGATATCGTTAGGGCCGGGTTTTTTCGCCGGCGCCAGCAGCGCACCAGCCGAGACCAGGCCGGTGCCTATCATGGTCATCCACTGACCCAAATCCAGCGCAGTAACGTCCACCCCCTGGCCGCTGGTTGCCGCCGCCCCGGCCGCGCCGAGGATGCCGGCCACTGCGGCTCTAATGATCGTCGGCACGCTGTATTTCATTTTGCGGCTCCGTTCTGGGCGGCGAGAAACGCTCGCAGCATGGCGGGGTTGGTATCGCCGATCTCGGCGAGCAGATTGCGCGCGCGGGCCACAACATGAGGATCGGTGTTGACCCCCTGCCCGGCGGCGGTGCGCGCTACCCTGGCCAGCTCGGTAAAGTCGCCCAGCCGCGCCGCCGACTCGACAAACATTGGGTGCAGCATGCCGTCGCCGTTGCGGACAAGCTCGTAGGTGCGCCATCGTGGCCCCTCACCGGGTGTTGCGTAAATCGACTGCGACGCAACAGGCTCAAACAGTACGCGATGTATGTCGCGGATCATTTGCTCTAATTCTGGACTCATGTCTTCGCCTCCTCCTATCAACGTGAGCAGCTGATTACCCATGGACAGCGCCTGGTTGTATCTCTGCCGCCTGTCGTCGATCCCGTTGAGGCCGCCGTTGATCCGGCGGGTCACCATCTCTAGGTCGCGTCGATCGGCCAGTGCGTTGATATCCGGTCTGGCTACTGTCCAGTACCAGGCGGCGCCCAACCCCGCGTACTCGTCGGCCGCCAACCGTTCCGGGTGATCGACGAAAACGTCGGGGTCCGGGACATGGCCCTGCTCATACGCCCATGCGGACAATCGGGTGTAGTTGCTGCGGCCAGTGATCTGTATCCAGCTGCGGCCCTTAAATCTCACGCCGTCGCCGGGTTTTGTATTGCCAAGATCGGCGCGGCCCTCATAGGCCTGCCCGCTGGCGATCTCCTCGGTGTAGTACAGCCCACCTGATTCGTGCCCGATTTGGGCGCACCACATAGCTATTCGCTCAACGGTGGTGCATTGGCAGGCGATCAGCGATGCGGCGACAGCTGGGAGCAGCTGACGGTAGCGATCCAGCGTAAGTCGCTGCCCCATTGCGTGAGATAAGATGTCGGCGGTGTTGACAGTGCCGCGCCGGAAGGTGGAGAATCCGTCAGGGCGGATTTTGCGGGCGATAAAGTTGCTTGCGTCGCGACCGAACGTGGTATAGCCCATCTGCCAGTGCATTTCGTCGATCGGATCATCCCAATCGCCGGCCCAGAAAATCCAGCCCTCATAAAAGTCGAGGAGTTCCCTGATCGTCGCCATCTGCGCAGCCGTGAACGTTCCGCGCTTGCGGAATGGGTGACTATCCCAGTTAAGGTCCATCGCTGTGCCATTGAGGTGGTTGGATGTCGCGACGGAGTTTGTTGGCGTGTAGGAGGCGGAATCCGGGTCACGCAGTGGCTCAATGTAGGCATTGAAATCTGCTGCTACTGCGCCCATTATCACTTGCGGCGTGCCGCGCATGGTTTGGAGCGATACATTGGTGCCGGGAACCGTGATCCACACAAGCTTGTCGGATCCAGCATCTAAACGTGCTGGGTTCCAGCCGTTTTCACTCGGCATCTTTTGTTCCAGGCTTTCTTTGACATTTGGATTCAGGAATGATCGTTGTCACGTATCTCGTGCCAGCAATACTCCATTACCGCGCCGATAGCGGCCGACGCCAGCGAGATCACAGCAATGCCGGTGATCAGGTCAGTGATAGCGACGTTGAGCACGGCGTCGCCTCCACGCGCCAGCGGGTACTGAGAGTGCTTGGGCGAGATGGTGTTTGAGCCAGGCGCGTAATATGTAGCGCAGCAATCTATGATCGGTGATCGGGGCGCCGCACCACGTGCAACGGGCCTCCGGTGGCAGGGTTCGGGCCATGTCAGTCGTCCATGAGCGGAGTAAACGCAAGTCCCAGCTCGTCAAGCGTGTAGGTATCGTCTTCGGCCCACGACTGTGAGGTAGTCAGCTGGGCTGACCATTGGCACTCGTCGGTACCGGGACCATCTGGGCCGTCCCACGTGCTGACGTATTGTAAAGTTTCACTGGTACCGCCATTTGTCCATACTGGGGATGATGAAATGGCAAGTGCGCCATTAGCTGCTGCCGAGAAGTTCACCAACTTTAGGGAGGGATCCCCTACGCTGATGTTGTCCTCCCCGTCAGCGCCGGGGTCGCCGGTGTGAAGCTGGACGTAGATACTGCTGACTGATCGTGAGATGCCGCGCCAGGTGTTGAGGACGCCGTTGGCTGCGTCAACATGTAGACCTACTGGCATCGTTTACGCTCCTCATTCTTACGGTCCTGCTTTTTAGTGACGTGCCCTGATGCGTAGGCGACTAATCCGACTATTGGCGCGGGATACTCCTGGCTAGCATGATCAGCGATTCTCATCGCATCCACCTGTGATGATATTCCAGCGCGGCAGCCGGGCTTCGTGCTCGTCCAATTCCCTTCGTAGCGCTGCGAATTGGCGCGCAAGTCGCTGCTTAGCCTCATCTGATAGTTCGTCGGTGAGCGGATTTGGCCGCTGGGTGCAGTTCGGGTCATCCGATAATCCCCAGGAGCGTAGCGATATTAGCGCGGGTGCCTTCGATTGTCACCCATCCACGGCCCTCGATAAGTAGGTTGACCCCAGCTGCGAACACTGGCTGGCCGCTGTCGTTGTAGCTGCTCACAATGTCCGTGACGGCGATGATACGGCTGACACTAACGGCCAGTGTCGAGCTTTTGCCGACATGTGGATCCCCGGTGATACCAAAGGGATTGGTGGCTGCGACGGGGGTGCAGATGAGCCATGTTTTCGCGGTGTTGAGATATGGTGTGGCCATTTATAAGACTCCGTCCAATGATCTGATGCGGACATACAACGCTTGGCCAGTGTTGCCGTTGTATCCCACTACCCCGATTTGATCTGGTGTGCAGAAGTCGGTGCGGCTCACGCTGTGCAGAATCTGCCAGTCCACACCATTGTTGGAATACTCAAAGTACCTGGTAGTTCCGTTGTCGCGGAAGCGGACCCAATTCGGTGGCCCACCAGGGCCGTATTGTGGATACCGAGCCACATACACTGCCGAAAATGTGGAGTAGTCGATCCATTTGGTTGCCCGCATCACCATACCGTAGGGATAGGTTGCGGAGTTCTCCGCGAACTCGAACGCCACAAACTTACCGCTCGATGATTCACGCAAGATGATCGCGGCCAAAAATATGTCGGCCGGGAGGGCGGTGACTTCCCAATAGAACTCGGCGGTGTAATTGCTTGTGGGGCTTAGTGATCGAATCTTACCGTGACAGGATTCGGCGCCAGCGTTGTTGGGCACCGTCAACAGCAGAGCGTCCTTGCTCGCGGTGAACGTCGCCGACCCGATGTTGAGGTCGGACCATCCCGTCGAGGGCGGTGCTGCGAAAAAACACTTCGGTCCGCCCCACACACGTCGCCAATCGGTGCCATCATCAAGCAGCGCCAGCCCGACATCCTCACACCAATACGTCCTGCCGGCGTTACCGGCTGCAGGAAGGGATGCGAAGTCGAAAGCGCCGGGCCCGTTGTCGGCGATCGTGATTGAATCCAAAGAGGCAGGCTTCGCCTGGTTCGAGGCGAAGGGGCCTGCCGCTGCCTGTGCACCGAATCCCCAACCTAAATTGCTTGAGCCATATGCCGAGACCGCCGCACTGCTATCGTCCCAGTCCTCGACAAAGCTGCCATTACGAAGGAGCTTGAAATAACGTTCATCGACATCTGGGTCGCCAACAACGAAGGTAAATTGATCGCCGGATGAGTAAATACAATATACTGGGCTTCCTATAAGCGTTTCCGATCCGCCGTTTTTGTATCCAAATTGCATTGTTTGTGCAATATAAGGGTACGAATCCCGGAGTTCGACGAAAACATACGAAGTCCGGTCATCCTTGACTCGGCCATAAAGCCTAATCCATATCGGATCGCCAGCAGCGAGCATGTCGCCAAGCCCCCCGACGGTCCATGTGATCGTTTGGAAGTTTGTTTGTGTGTACTGATCGGTCGTCGCCGTGCGCCGGCAGAACACTGATCTAGTGACAGGATCGCCCACGACCCATGCTGCTTGATGCCCATTGGCGATCGCGATATACCCGTCAGACGAATCGCCGCCGCTATAGGTTTCCTCCCAATAACCAGCTCCCCCAAGGTTACTGGACGAAGTCCGCTCAAAATCGTCTCCACCAAACACGCCGCTTGCCCCGGATGCCGCAGCCGCAGCCTGTAATTGCGCTACCGCCGTGGATATCCCAACGATGGTGTCGCGCTGGGCGGCGAACGTTGTCTCAACCTCGGCGGATTGTGCGGTCGCTACCGCACTGCCGGTGATGGCGTTAATCCAACCCGCCCATGCGCCTTCCCACGCCTGACCAAACACGGTCGCTGCAGCGGCGGCGCCGCCGATCGCGTTGGCTACCACGTCATCAATGCCGTCCACCGCGCCGGCCAACGCTGCGCCCACCTGCGCTGCTGTCGACTGCGCAGCATTGGAGATGATATCGGCAATATCTCCAACAGCGTTGCCCGCATTAGTGATCGCGGTCGGCAAATCCACACCCGTCGCAGTCCACCAGTCCTTAATCTGCTGCACCACAGTATTGATCGGGGTCACGACTACGCCATCAAATATGTCGCCGATTTGGGTGAGCATCGTGGACAGGTTGGCGATGAGCGTGCCGACGGCTGCCGCTGTCGCCTGTCCAGCGTTGTCGATGAGGTCTTGTAGGTATTGCAGCGCTGCCGATGCGATAGGCCCGATGACCGGGATCTGCGAGATAAACGTGATGAAGTTCTGGATGGCGTCCTGGACCAGTGTCGTCGCCGAAATAAATCCGCCAGTGACCTCGTTGCGCCAATCTTCAATAGACTTGGCCGCGAACGCGGCCAGTCCACCGTAGTTGGCGGATGAGTCTGGGAAAAATTGATTTGGCGTCGTCACGACTCATTCTCGCTGTCTATCAAAGCTTTACGCTGCTCGGGCGTTAGCCGGCCAAGCAGTTCTTTTAGCAGCTCGGCCTGTTGTTGGGTCATGAGTTGATCAGCGGCCTTAGCGGCCGGCGGCCGGACGTCGTTGTCTGGTGTGTCCACCGGAACCCATTTGCCCGGTGAGGTCATCCAGTTCGGATCGGTGGCAAGCGGCGCTTGATATTTTAGCGTCGGCGCATTGGCGTGCCCACATGACGGACACTGCAGCATTGCTCCTAAATCATGCAAGCGCTTTGAGACAAACTGATAGTAGTCGATGGGCATAATAAGTGGCCCGCCCTTGACATAGGGTAATGCGACAAACATCCATAAAAACATTTGATACGGGTCACTCAAGTCGCAATTGTCGCGGGTTGGAAGGCCTTTGGTGAACTCTTTAAAGTCAGGTGGTATCGTTTGTGCGATCATCTACCACACTCCTAGGTCTCTTAAGCCGGCCATCACGTTCTCAATTTTTCCGAGCGCTACTTGTGCCGGGTCCTGCCAAATACGATCATCGCCAACGGTCAGATGCCACTCGGGGAAACTTTCGTCGTCCCACGCCAGATCAAGTTTGCGGACTCGATCCATGTGGATAGTGCTGTCGCCCTTGAGAGCGAGCCCGATCCGGTCGTCGAGAAAGAAGTGTCCAAGTCCGCGGTCGCCCACGACAAACGGGACTCCGTCCCATACTGATACTTGCCATGATATGACGGTACGGGTTGCCCAGAGCGCTGCGCGCAGCACTAGGAGCGACGTTATTGTATAGGCCTTATTGGCTCCGGGCTGGAAGTACTCATAGAGCCGCGACCATCCAGAATTTTGTGCTCGCGGAATAGATTTTACGGACCACCATGCTAGTACGGTGTCCTCGTATAGGGGCTTGATCAGGGCGTCAATAGACGCGCCGAGAGACCCCAGGAGAATAAGGTTGCCTAGCAAATCGAAAATGACTTGGACGGTCGCCGAGATCGTCTCATTGATACCTGGCATACTATGTCCGCCGCAGGCAACCTCGACACCTTTGGCCGGGCTGTTTGCCCATTGCGACGTTTGTATCGGCGACGAATCGTCCTCAAGGTAAATAACATACGGGTCCTGCGGATGGGTAAATCGGTATCCGACCCGCCAATAGTCAGCCGGGGTCGACGTATCGAGTGCGAGATCCAGCGTTGAATCCAAGAAATCATCGGTGAACTCAGCGACGGTGCGCACCAATCCATCAAAGACAGTGCCGCCGTTGGCCGTCCCAATATACACCCCGGATTTATCGACGATGTCGATGACAAGTGTGCCGTGACGAAGATTCGCCCCCGGCCACGGCGGGGGGTCGCCATCAAGATAGCGATCGCAACGCACCGACAACTCCGAATCTTCAAGCATTTGATGCGCCATATCATGCCAGTTGGCCCACCGAGCAATCGCTATACCCCACACGGCACCAGATGCCATAGCCTCAATAAATCCGGTCGGCTTGACCACCATGTTCCAGGTCGACTGATCGAGCGAGGTGAACCATGACGCAAGATTCAGCGGGTCGTCGGGGATGCTGATTAGCGGATTATGTTCCCGGAAAATTTGCAGAAATAGTGTGACTTTCAACACCCATGGAACCGGCCCGGCTAAAATAAACGCCCTCGGGAACTGGAACCACGCCGGCAAGAACGGATTACTCCATACGGTGCGCCATTTCAAATGCTCGTAGTCGTGGAGCCAGGTGACAGCCAAGACTTGATCGCCGTCGCCGCGCTGTTCGAGCCGGTAGTTATCCATAATGCCCGACCACCGGGCGCCGCAATGATCGACCGTGATAAACACGTTGCGGCCTTCGCCGCGCGCGATCCTGCCCTGATGGTCATGGATCCACTGTGCGGCCGGGCAGTCGGCTGGTAATTCCAATTCGCCGGGGCCGGTATCGTTTGAGATGAATGAAAAATTGGCGCGCCGCTCATTGCCGCCAATAAAATGCAGTGCCCACTCCGCATCCCAGATACGGATCAGCGGGGGTTGGCGGCGTAACAGTTGCTCGTCGCGTCGATGCCGGCGGGTGGCCGCGTGGATTAGGCTACATTTTTGCGCCAACGCGGCGGCAAAAGCGACGGGGCCTGCGTGACCTACCGCGGTAACGCTGAGATTCGCCGTGCCATGGTGGTCCGATCGGCGGCGCGCCGAAGTAGTGGCGGTAACCGTTAAGGTTGCGCCACCGGTATATCCGGCCATCAGTTACGCGCCTAGCTGCCCTCGTCGATGTAATAGGCGTAAAACCATGCCTGACCCCTGGCGCCCGGAAATCCAGGAAAAAACGGGAATCCGCCCGATCCGCCCCCGCCGGGAGGATTTCCTGCGCTGGGGATAATCCCAGTTTGTCCGCCGCCCCAGTATGTTCGGCCATTAAATGTCACGGTCCCGGGATAAGAGCTTTGGCCCACATATATTTGCGATCCGCTGGCAGCGCCGCCTACGGCGGACATAGAGGTCATCCCGGTTGCGGTAGCCGTGGTACTGCCGCCGTTGTCGCCAAGTCCCCCACCGCCGCCACCGGCGCCGCCAGCGCCAATAACGCCGCTGATAATCGCTGTAGACCATGGGATATCAACGCCGCGAACCAATGTGGCAGTATCCCAATGACCACCAAGTCCACCCAGATTGGCGCCACCACCGCCGCCGCCGCCACCACCACCGCCAAGTAGGATGACATCGACGTGCGTAGCCCACGACGGTATCTGATAGCTATATGAGCCGGGACCGGCAAAGATCGATTCAGTCGGCTGTGGCGCGGCCAGCTCAGCGTCGGTGAGCATTTCCAGCCCCCACGGCCTGCTCCACCGCCGCGGCATCCATAGTTCTGCTCGGGCGCCACCAGATGGGGCCGCGGAGTAAGACACAGATAGCGATGTTGGCGGGGTGTATGGCGGTATCGAGTAATAAAGGATTTTGGTCGAACCAAGCTGGCCGAGAATATTGGTGTTGTTAGCGTCGCGCCACATCAGCTCATTACGATCGAGATCTGCTGTCGCCCCACCATTGCCGCTAGTGATAGTCACGCCAGTCAGATAACGGTTGGCATGCACACCACCGGGTGCTCGCTCGCCCTTGGCGCCGACCCATTGCACGTCCGGTATCACCCAGGTAGCCGGCGTCAGCACCCATTTATGACGCATGACATTATCGGTCGGATTTTCGACGATAACCGATCCAGATGCAGTCGTGGTTTCAGCGCTAAATGAGTCGATTACCGTGTCCTCGTACCACATTGGATCAGATGCGCGCAGCTTGAAGACGATATTCCCGAACTGCTGCCAGAGCGGATCGGTATCTGGGATAAGTTCCGGTTCCTCGTACATCAGTACATCGAGTTTTCGGATGCCCGATAGCTCGGTCTCTACCTCAATCGTTGTTGGCTCCGGCGACGGGTCCCACGGGTCATCCTCATACTCGAACATCTGCCGCAGAACGGAGTCATTGAGTTCGTAGCTATTACTGACGGTCTCTTTAACATGAAACCCCAGCTCCATGTCGCGGTGTAGCCGCTTGGTAAATCGATGCGTGGAGCCCTCTTGGAATGCGCCACTTTTGTAGGTAGTCCGTACTGGGGCGTCGTAAATCCTGTCCACCTGGCCGGCTGCCAGCCAGCAGCCTTCCGCACCTTCTTTGATTCCATGAACGTGGAGTATCTTGTCGCCCTTGACGATTCGCACCGCGCGGATACCTGGGTTGCTCACAGCCCCGTCGGCCTTCCCGTGTAGCGGCGCGACTCAAGCCGATTCATTGACCGCAGCTTGCGGATGATCTCGTCATCGTTTTTGGCCGTAATGTAGTAGGTGTCGCCGCTGCTGCGCGCCGCAGGCATTGGCAGCGCCATCGAGTCCATTTGTTGCGGCGACAGCACCAGTTCTGGGCGTCCAGATGTGTTGAGGCCCCATGTGTCCGACGGCCAGATGCCGCCGTCGTCGAAGATGCCGCCGAAATCCTTGGGGATAAAATCTAGCGGCCCGGGCGGGGATGGAGGCTGCGCCGGTTGCGGGGGCGGCGGCGTTGGCGCCGGCGGCCCGGACATGGCTGGACCGCTGGCGGGGCCGGTGCCGGGGATCCCTGATGGGGGGGCCTGCGGCTGACTGGCGCCGAATGCTGGTACCGGCGCTCCTGGCACCTGGGCGCCGGGTAGCAGCGTCGGATTTACTGGCCCACCAGGATCGGCGGCCATTGCGCCCAAATCGGATCGTTGCCCCCCGCCTTGTGCCAAAGCCGCCATGGCCCGCTCAGCGGTGGTCACCCCGACCTGAGATATGTTGAGCTGTGGCAAAAACTGGGTGTAGTCATAGCCGATCCACCGCGGCGCGCCCAGTGGGAACAGCTGCTCAACGCCGGCATCTGCCCAGATTGCACCCAGCTGCCAAGCGTAGGACGCCACCCGTTTAGCCTCAGTCGCGGCCAGCTGGATACCATAATTGGTGGCCGCGCTGGCGGCCGCTGAAACAGCTGGCGCTGCGGCAGCGCCGCCGCCGAAAGTGCCCGCGGCCATTCCGCCGCCAACCGCCGCTGAAATGCCCATATTGATGGCGGTCTCGGCGGCCGACGCCCCGGTGTCGATCAGTCCGGCCGTTACCTCGTTGCCCAGCCCGAACAGCCTGGCAAGACTTGATGTGCCCGCAACACCGCCCTCGGCGCCCGCGGCCGGCAAAAAGCCGATTGTGCGCGCGATCAGGTCGGCGGCCTGGGCCTGCTGCTCATCAGTGCTACCGGACTGCGGCGCAGACACATCGTTGCCACCGCTATGCAGCATGTCGCGAAACGCCTGAACCCCCGGCTGCCCCCCCAGCGCTGCCACATCAGCAGGATTAAGCACGTGCTCTCCGGCATGCACCTGGGCTTGCATATCTTCGAGGACTGGCCCGCCCTCGTCGAACCCCTGACCACGTCCGATCTGGCGAGGCGACCCATCAGGGTTAACCCCCCAGCGTGCCGCCGTATAAGCCAGCGCTGCAGCGATCTGACCATGCGGGTCCATATACGGCAGCCCGCTAATGTTATTGGCGGCATACGTTGACGGGAGAAATTGCAGCAGCCCTGAAACGTGTTGCGTCCCACCGGCACCATTAGAGTCATGAGGATTGTCGGCACCCGGATTGCCCCCAGACTCGGTGCCGATCTGCCGAATCAACGCATCTTCCCAGGCTTTCGCGTTGGTGATGCCGACCCGTGGTCCGTATTGCGCGATCGCCGCGCGCACCGCCGGACGCCATCCCTCAGCGCCCGCACCAGGCGGCGGCGTCAAAGATGACGGCGCACCGGCCATAGCCCCCCCGCCGCCGCGGCCCAAATTCTCCATCAGTCCCGGCAAAAACGAGCCACCATCGTGGGACATACTGCCCGGACCGCCGGTGGGCCATTGCCCCCCTGCGCCGCCGATCTGACCCAGTTGACTAAGGATCGGATTATTTGATCCGATAACCGGTATTCGACTATTGGTGAGTGGAACTAAGGCATTCGCGAAATCTCTAAAACTTAAAGGCTTGTCTCCGCGCAGTTCGGCGATCATCCGATCAAACGCCTCGCCCTGGCCTGGGGCGAGTTGGCGCACCGCCTCTAATGCGACCATCGCAGTCCCGATGCCGCGGATCAGCCCGGGCGCTTTTTCTAAGGACGCGTTGATATCTTTAAACTGCGTCGCCAACCCCTGCACAGTATCTGCACCTTGTGACAGATTTTGCAGCGCTCCGGGGATCGGTCCTAGGTTGGTGCCGAAAGATTCCGCGTCCTTGCTTAACTGTCCAAGGATGTCGGCGACACCTTTTACCCTGCCCTGGGTGTCGCCGGAAAATACCTTCGACACCGACGAACCTAGCGCATCAATCTGTGAAACCACATTTTGCGCCGATGAACTCACGCCCGCGATCAGGCCCTGCACGCCCCGGGCTGAATTGCCGATAGTGTCCAGACCCAGCTTCAGCTTGCCGGCCGCGATCGCTGTCCCTGCATTATCAATCGACTGGCGAATATTCTGCGCGACCGAATCAAACGTCGACTTACTCTGCTTGGCAACCTGATCTAAACCGGTCTTTATGCCCGATGAGATACTGTCGCCCATATCCTTGGCCGACTTCTTGGCGTACGCGCCGCCCTCATCCAGCGACTTGCGGATACCGTCCGTAACGCCCCCGGCTTCGACAGCCAACTCAATGTAGGCAGTCTCTAGGCGGATACCATTAGTCATCCGTTTCAAGCTCCCTTCATTTGTCGTCGTCGTCTTCTACGTGCGAGTTCTTCACGTTGCGCCGCCTTACGCGCTTCCAGCTCTGACGCGGACCTCACCCGCGGTGGCCGGTCGTCTGGGCGTTCGATGCGGCGCGGCGGCGCACCCTTGCCGCCTGAGCGCTGCCAATTCGCCCCCTGTGCCGCCTGTAGGATCAGCGCTAAGAAATCGTGCTGCGGGGTCCACCACCATGCCCCGGGATGACGCGACCGGAAATACGCTGACTCTCCCGTCGGGGGGAGCCATTTAATGAAATTCGCAAACTCCGGCCAACTCAGGCGGGGTCCGAGGTCTCTTCGGGTCCATCCTGCGCGGTTGAGGTCATAGAGGATGGCGCCTCCGTGTTCCCCGTCAAGGAGTCTGCGGAGGCGAGCAATTCCCCCAACGGGAACGCAGACTCTTTCGCCCAGTTCAACATCACGATCTGCAACTGACCAGACGTCAATGTTTCGCAGACCTTGTAATCCTTCTCAGGGAGAACCAGTTTCAGCGCGGCAAGATCGGTGATGCGCTGCTGCCGCGACAGCGGCATGTCTTTATTTTCCCCCGCTTGTTTCGCGGCATCTTCCCACGCCTGGTGAACGTCTTCGCCCATGAAATCGAACCGCGGCACCTTCAATACCACCGGTTTGCGGCCCTTCACGGGGACAGGGATAGAAATCATGATCCGCGGATCGTCAACGGCGGGAACATCAATCACAGAGGGGGCCTTTCACAACGCGGAGGGGGTGGTAGGGGAACCCGGCGGGCGGCGGACCCCCTCCATTGGGAAACGCCGCCCACCGGGAGACTTGTTTAGCTACCGACGTTCACGTCCGGCTCGTCGATCAGCTCCGTAACCGCATCGGTCTCGGCGTCGGGCTTGTAGCACATGATCGTCACCGTGTACTTGACCAACTGAGAGTTCAGGTGCACCACATCATCAACAGTGGTGATCTCCCCCTCCTGCACGCGAATTAGTCGGGTCTTCTCACCCTCAATCACACGCACCAGGAACGCTGAACGCTCCAACGGCAAAGAAGAGTGGTTAACCGTGATCTGGCGGTGTGTGCTGCCCGCGACAACAACGTTGTCTTCACCGAACACCGTCCGCAACACAGTCGGGTTCGACTCGTAGCACGTCACTTTCAACGTTTCGGTGTACTTGTCCTGGGTGGACTTGACGATGTCCCCACCGAACGCCTGGTGGTCGGTGCGGTCACGCTGCATCCCGTTGGTGATGCCGTCGTCCCCGATCCAGCCGTGGTCCACCCACGCGATCGGAAGGTCATCCCACGGCGCGTCAGCGAGAGTGGGAAGTGCAGTGTGTAGTGGGGCGCGGTAGAAAACGCCGCCGTCGGCCGGACGGGTCGACGCCCAAATCTGTTTTGAATCGGCCATGGTGGTGCGAGCCCCTTTCAGGCATTACGTGGTTTGGAGGGGGCCACAATCAGGGGGATGCGCAGTAACCCGGCGCACAAGGGGTCTTCAGCTGGTGGAGACGGAGAAATCTCCGAGGAGCTGCCAGCGTTCCTGTTCAGTCACATCAGGATCCGGAAGGTCAACAGGGCCTTCGATGTTTCCGAAACCGCGGATGAACGCCCCATCAACAATGGTGCCTTGCGCATTCTGCAACGCGGCGATCGCATCCAGGCAGCCCTGCTCAGCATCAGTGACAGTTTCCGCCCACACCTCAACCAGGAGCCGCGCCACATCAGTGACAATCACCAACCGGCCGCCACCCGCACGGGAAACTTTCACCAATTTCGGGGGCCGCTCGTTAGGGATCTTCGTCGCCACAACCCAACCCGCCATCGCCCCATCCAGAACCGTTCGAGCGACTTTGACGGCAGGATGCCCAGCCGGGTATCCACTCATCGCAGCTTCGCCAACGTCTGATGCTTAGCGTTGGAATACTTCGCGTGGTTGGAGCGGGTGAACACCACCGCCCGCGGCTCCCCCTCCTTCTCACTAACAGCCCAACCATAATCCGGGTAAGACTGCTTCTGCTTCAACGTCGCATTAGCTTTACGCGCCATACGTTTCGCCTGCGCCTCAAGCCGTTTCTTCAACGTGTCCGACTGCTTCAACCGGCGCTCAATGATCTTCTTGTCCAGCTTGGCGCGAACCCCACCCTTAGCCATCGACAACCTCCACGCTGATCCACCGGTCCTGAGCGAACACAGCCAACAACGCATCATCCTTGCCGTGGATACACAGATTGTTGAACACGTCCTCCGTCAGGAACCGCGCCCCTTCAGGGAATTCGCGCCGCTGACCCTCCATGGCAACAACAATCACCCTGTCACCTTCTTCAGATACCACACCGACATCCCCGGATCCCAAAACGGGCCGTTGCTGTACCGGTTAGGTTCACCCAAAACTTCCCACTGCTCCCCATCTAGATCAATCCGGTCATACGCGGTGGCCGGGAAATCCTTCGGCGCGAACAACTGCAGGAATGAGATAACACGATTCATGTTGCCCGACTTCTCCGCCGCCGACGGCAAAAACAAGTCCGCCCAACCCGCCACCCGGTACTCAACCCCCGGCTCATCCAAAGGGGGAGTAAAAACCCGAGTATGGTTACCATACCCATCATCTGGGCCATCAGAGTACGAATGCAACCCAACCGTAAACGGCAACGGAAACACTTCTTTAGAGCCCCGACTCCCACACCGTGTACCGGGCCAACACACTGGCCGTAGACAACGGATTAGCCAACGCCACAGCTCGATCCACCTCGTAATCAACGTTATACGGGCCCGCGGTCAACTCTGTCGCAGTCTGATCCCGCCGCCCCAACTGGGCCGACTCAGCCAAAACCGGCAACAGATCCGTCGGCACATCGTCATAGCCGTGGACGTAAGTCACCCGCATCCGCCCATACCCATCAGGCCAATACCCGTACTTAGCCCGCACCCACCCCTCCGACAGGGAAACCCGGTACAGATCCGCCGAAATAACCTCATCAAGGTCAACATCACGGACCTCTGTCACCGACACCAAACGTTTCGTCGGCAACCGCAACACCGGCTCCCGACACTCCACATCCAACGTCGCCACAGACGACGCTTCAGGACTGATATGCCAGCGGGCAGCGTTACGCACCGCCACCACCGCGGCATCCACTTCGCCCTGGGTGAACGGCGCCCCCGGCTGACCGGCAAGATCAGCCGGGACCAACCCCATGCCGTTAGCCACGAACCCGCTTTACGAACCAGTCCGCAACGCCGGAGCGTTAGACCCTGCACTCAAAAGCGCAACAGCACCGATCGTCCCACCCGAGGTGACACCCGAAGAAGTGATCTTCAACCGCAAATACTGCTTAGTGGGGCGAACACCGAAACTCAAGCCCTCCACCCGGAAGTCATCAGCAGAACCGATCGACGGCAGGCTGCCCTGAACACGGTAACTCTCCACATCCGCGAAACCGCTACTCGCGGAGTCAGACTCCTCCACCGTCACAGCGTGAGTACCATCGGTGACCGCCCCGGTTACCAGAACGAACAACACATCCCGGAAATCGTTACCCAACACACCCGTGTCGACGATCGAGCTATACCGCACACCGTTGATACCGATCGCAGTGATCGGCAACGCCCGAACCTCAAGGGTGCTGTTGTACAGAGTTCTCATGAGCCAGTCTCCTCAGACTTCAGTTCCTGCCCCTTGTGGGCGCGGCCACGGGTACGCCGCTCATCCGGCGCAGCACTTGCGGTTTCAGTGTTCACAGACCTAGCGGTACGGGCCGCCGCCACCTCCACCGGCTCAAACAATTCCTCACGCCCCTTGACGTCACAGTCATTGGCGTACACCAAGGACCCGGGGGTGAACATGCGCGGCAAACCATCCGCCCTGCTCATCACCTCAAACGCCGTAACAGCGCGCAATATCTCGGCCATCAGGCCCCTTTCACTTTTTTCCTGGCATAAGAAAGGCCCCGGGGTTGCCGGGGCCTTTCGAATGAATCACGCTGGATTGCAGCGAGACTCACGTCTTTTCGTAGCGGGCGATGATCTCGTGCGCCCATTTGAGCTTGTCTTCGACGCGCTGGCCTGCGGGCTGCCACCTGGACCAGAGTTCGAGGTTTTCAAGCCTATTGTCGCCGCGATCGCCGTTCTTGTGGTGCACTGTCTCGTCTGGCCAAAGTGGGCGGTTGAGATGGTATTCCATAACAAGGCGATGCTCGGCGTAGCGCTCACCTTTACGCGCCGTGCGATACCGATAGCCTGCTGGCGAAGCGGTCCCACCCGGTAGTTCTAGCGCTGCTTCACGACGAAGGTCATCAATCGACTTGGCAGGGCGTAATCTTGGCGGCGCTAGCGGGTCGCCATAAAGCCGCCACCGTTGGTAATGGGCTGGGCAGAAGCGACGAGAGTGTGCCCGCTTCTCACATCCATCGACAGAGCACCACCCGGTGCCGCCATCTTTAGACCGGTGCCTAACGTCTGCCTCTGGGTCGCCATAGCGAACCCATCTGTTGTAGTGCTTGGTGCACCACCCGCGGACTAACTCTTTGGCCTCACAGCCTGTGATGGCGCATTGCGCGTTACCCTTGCGTCCCATGCCTTCAGTTTACCTACTGAAGGCATGGGACGCAATTCTTTGTTCGCTTAGGCTATGTCACGTTCAATAGCCTAAAGGCACCGTCGTTGACCGAATCGGAACCGGTGCGGTAATACGCAAACCAACCACGTTGTCCACTCGGACGGTTGTTACTCGTGTGGAACAACATGGGAATAAATTCAACCGTCAATCCGATTCTGTCGGTAATAACGAAGTGCTGAAAATCACCGTAGACCAGCACGTAGTTTTCACCAGATCCGTAAGTTCCGTCCACACCTTCGGATTCCAGGACATTGCCCATCAGCAACTGGCCGGGGCGGCCGTCGCCGAGGTAGGCCCACAAGCCTGCACCGCCGGCGGTGTCGAACTGCCGGATCTTGTTGTAGATCAGGTTGTTCGCGAGCCAGGAGGCGTTGGAACGGTAGCGGGCTGGGAGGGCGCCGTTGAGGGCGTACACGTCCGCGATGGCGAAGGAGTCAGCGCCGGCCGAGTTGACGATCACCGTCGGTGAGGATGCCACCAGGGCGGTGATGATGCCCGTCGGCTGGCCGGTTCCGGAGCCTGTGCTGAATGCGGTGGCTTCGAGGCTGTCCTTACCCATGGCGAGTAGCTTGGCGACCTCGGCGGTCACGTTCTGCTCGTCCTGCAACGCCTCGATTGAGATCGGCACGAAGCCGCGGGCGGTGTAGTTCGGGATGGACGGTTGCGCGAACGTCGTTGAGTCGTCGGAGACCTCAGACGCTTCAGCGTCCCACGACCAAGACACCTGGGTCGAGGACACACCGTTCCAAACGTCTCCGGTGGCGACGACCTGGCGGGCGGCTTGGCGGATGTCGTTGCGTGTCCCGTCGGAGGTGATGATCACCGTCGGGTCAAGCTGGAACGGCACCAGATAGCCACCTTGGTTGTCGGTCAGCGACATTGCGCGGAAGTGGTCGACTTCAGCGACGGCGCCGGCCTCTTCCGGGGTCCAGGTGTGCTGCTGCCCACGAGCGGCCTTGGAGAAGGCGCGGGTGTAGGCCGGGGAGCTGGTGAGCAGGAACTGCCGAGCCAGCTTGGAGTCGACGGTGTCGTTCTCCTCGATGATTTTCGTCATCGCCTGGCGGACGTCGTCGCTGGTGCCCTTGATCTTCTCGATCCCGGACAGTGCGCGGGCGCGGTACTCGTTGGCGACTTCGCCGGGGTTACGTCCGTAGGTGCGGACTTCCCGCAAGTCCCACGGGTTGCGGAACCGGCAGTCCTCGATGCTGTCGGGCTCGAGGATGGCGTCGCGGTCGTATTCCGACCGTGAGCCGCGTGCATCGCCGAAGCTGCCCGCTTCGAGGCGCAGGTTGCGTCCGACGATGGGGGCTTTGCCGACTTGCTCATGGGCAGAGCGGACGCGGGCCAGTTCGGCGGCGCGTTCCAGCTTGCCCATGTGGGCGGTCAGGCTGTCGAATTCCTCACCCAGGGAGCGGAACTCGGCGTCCTCTTCGGGGGTGGGATTTTCCAGTTCGGCGATCTGCTCCATCCGCGCGTGGACTTCGTCGGCGCGGTTGCGGGCCTGGCTGTAGGTGAGGGTCGGCGCGCCGCGCTTTTCCTCGGTGGTGTCGGTCATTGCGATCGTTCTCCTACTTGTCGAAAGGTTGATAGCCGATCCCGCTGATTCATCAGCCGCAGCTGCATGTTGGTAAGCGGTTTCGGCGATTTCGACGGGCGCTCACCTACGCACTCGGGGGTGGATCGCTGCGCGTCGTCGGATGATTCGGGGTGCTCGACTACGACCCCCGGGGGGGTGGTGTCTCGCTGCGCTTCCTCATCCATTGAGGCGGTGTCCGCGACGAACACCATCTCGGCGAGCAACCTGCGTTGCTCAGGGTCTCCATCCCGCAGGCGCCCCAGATCGATGGATCGGACACCTACGGAAGTTTGCTGGTAGGCCGGCCACACAACCGGCCCCATTTCCAAGATCCGCGCTTCTTTGACTGTGCGGATCGGTAGCTCGTCTTCTGAAACGTTCTCGTACATGGCGCGTTCCAGCTCTGTGATGAGGGCGCGTTCGTCGCGTATCGGTTTCCCGTCGGCGTATGTCCAGGCTACCCGCACAACCCCGAAGCGGTGGGACATGCCGGAGATGGCGCCTTCGGCGATCGCGTCCCGCACGGGCTGCATCAGCCAGTTGTCGAAGATGCGGGCGATGATGTGCGCTCCACCCTCGGGGGCCAGTTCGGGGTGAACGTCTTCGGTGATAGAGCGTAGGGAGGCGATCGGGATCGATCCGATCAGCGGATGGCGGCCGTGGTCGAACTGGATTTTCGGGGGAGTCTCGCGGAACGAACGTTTCATGGATCCGGGGGCGAACTGCTCACGGAACCGGCCCTCCCAGGAGTCGATCACGGTCAACCGGTTGAACACCGCCCCGTAACCGTCGAGGGTGAAGCCGTCGTTCGGTTCGTCTGCGCGCATGAAAAAAGGCACCTCGCGGGCGCCTTCCAAGGGTGGGCGTTTCACGCGGCTGTCATTCGTCGTCGCCATCGTCTTCTGAACCTCCTGAGGTCGGCGCGGGGGGCTTCAATGGAGGTTTTTCGGTGCCGGGCTCTTGGAGTTGGACACTGGTCAACCCGGTGTGCTTCAACAACCCGACGAAGTCGTTAGCTTCGACGGCTGACACCGCCGATTCCGGCTCAAATCCGGACGAAATAAGTGAGTGGATGGTGGCGGCGCGGATCTGCTGAATCTCCGCGGCGTCCTTCTCGTCCTCCCGCAGGAACGGCACGTCCGACGCGTCATACCACAGCCGCACATCTGGCCCGGGTGGGGGCATGATCTGCTGCATGGAGCCGGACATGTTCTGCCACAACGGGTGCGCGGTGCCGTCAGCGAGGCGGCGGCGGGCCTGCCCATAGTTGGAGTACGTCGCCGCAGCCAACCCTTCAGACATTCCCACGATGACCGGGGGGACTCCGGCGGCCATCGCGATCCGCGTCTCACCGCCCCCACGTATGGACTTGAAATCAATCTGCTGCATGTTGGAGCCGACAACCGTCACATCCGCACCCGGGTACAGATTCAATGTCTTGTAGGCGTTCTCGGGGCCGGAGTACTTGTCTTTGAACTCTTTCACCCACGCGCGGACATTCTCCTGTTGCGCGCCTTCGGGATGCTTGACGACCATGTTCACGGTGGCGCCGTTGTCGAAAAACGCACGCTGGTGCCGCGTCATCGCCTGATCGGCCTGGATTTCCCGCAGAATCGGCGTCAGCCACGACATTCCCCGGAAATTCGCCATCGGGTCTGGAAGTGGGGCGAAATGCGCCACCTCATCACAGGAAAACCCGACAGGATCCCCGTCTCGGTTACGCTCGGTGTAGACGTAGCCGACCTTGCGCCAACCGACCTGCCCGCCACCCAATTCGTACTTGCCGCCGCGGATGAACCGCGGTTCCACCACAATGTCCACCCAGTCCGGCCGCAGCCGCACCAACTCACTAGCCGGCTCATTGGTACCCAGCCGGGCTAGTGAAGTGTCTCTGTACCAGTAGGCGTTACCGGCGAGGTCGGCGTCGTTGAGGGTGCGTGACAGCATGTCCTGCGTCGTACCACCTGGCCACGGCTGCTCAAACGCCTGTAAATCCTGGTTCCCGAACGTGTCCGATGGTTTCCCGTTACGCACCCGCTGCCACTGAAACCGGATGCTGGAAAACACCAGCTGCCGCACCAGCATGCACGCGAACACCGGCCCGTTCGACTGATAGGCGTAGGTGGCCAGGCCGATGAAGTTGTTCGGCGCGATCTCAGTCTGCTGCCCCGCTAACGTCTGCTGCATCCCCGTCACACCGGTATATCCGGCGCCGTAGGACAACCCGTTGTAAGAAAACGAGTTGAACAGGCTGATGTAGTCGTCGATCGTCGTCACCGACCGGCGGCCACCCTTCAACCGGTCCAGAAGGCTCGTCACTTGCCGTCAGCCTCTTTGTCATACAGCAGCACCGAACCGGACAGCAGCAAAACCCCAGCGACGACCACCGCAGCGGGCACGCACAGCCACGCCACCCCACCCACAATCAGGATGCACGCCAACGTCACGGCCACAGCCGTCTGTACAGACGTCAACTCATGAACCCCCACACCTCAACGGTCTTCGGCCGCCCATGCAGAATCAGGCCATGTAAAGCCAACGTCACCGCAACCAACTGAGTAATGTCACTGCCAGCGTCCTTTCGGTCCCACGCCCAGGCGTCACCCAGGTCACGTGGCTTACCCGCACACACGGATTGCGCCAGCGAAGGCGAACCCTGATGGCGGATCTTGCGTTCAACTACGAAATCGAAGAAATTTCCGCACGCCCGCGCCATGTCCTGCGCGGTCGTCGTCACAATCTCCACCCCCTGCTCCTCTAGCGCGGTGATCAGCGACGCCGCAGCGTTTTGCGAATCAATCACCGTCGCGCAGGGAGACCACCGCTCCTGCAGCTGCCTGGCCCGCTCCGGAATCCACCCCGTACCCGGAAGCTGGTCAATCGCCTCAGATTCCCGCGCCGGCACAACCCCAACATGGATCAAACCGTCAGCCCGGTACGCGGCGACCGCGATCACCGAACTCGCGCGGTCCTTTTCGGTGTAGATACCGAACGAAACCGGATCCAGCGGCGTCGAATCAACATCCGCCAAGTCATTCCACATCGCCAGGCTGATCTTCGGCTCCCCAGCCAGATCAGGTTTGTCATGCCACCCCAACCGTTCCCGACCGAACTCCGCAGGCGACAACGACTGCCGCTCCCCCTCTAAGTACTCCCACGTGATCCGCCGACCCGCTTGCGGATTCGCCATGACGATGCACTCACGCTTATCCATCGCGCAGCCCGGAAAACCCACATAGTGGGGGCAATTGTCGGACTCACAAGCATCTTCAGGGGCGCAGAACTCCATATAGCCCAGCCGTCGACGCCTAGACACATCCGTTGAGCGGCCGCGCTCCACGATCCGCCGCAACACATCCGACTCCGGCTTACACGCCGAGGACCCAAACGCCACTTGCGGATCAGGCACCGCCGACAACGTCGGCAACAACGAACCCATGTGCGAGTCCTGAAGTTTGAAAGCCTCATCCAAAATGACCTTGTTACCGGTCAAACCACGCCCACCAGCGTGCGTACGGGCCTTAAACTTCAAGCGCTGCCCATACGGGCATTCCTTCGACGGCGCCAACGCGATCGCTTCCTGCCCCGAACCGCGGAAAATGCCGTTCGTCGGACCAGACTCCAACCGCTTCGCCAACGGCCGACAATTCTCAATCAGGTTCGTCAAGTCCCGAAACGCCTCACGCGTGGCGTCCATCTCATGCGCGGACCACACAATCAGCGGCTGATCAGTGATGAACAACCATCCCAGCGCCGCCTGCTTCAAAAACCCTGTCTTGATGTTCTGCCGCGCCGCGATCAACGCGAACTCAAACGACACCGACCTGCCCTCAGAGTCGATCCCGAACAACGCGTTGAGCGCGATCTCCTGCTCAGGATCCGGCGGGAACCCCGCCAAATCCGCCAGGTCAGCTACTTCGGGGCCAAATGTCTCCGACCAGGCCGGGAAATTCGCGTACGCGGGCTGCACCAGCGAAACAACCATTGTTACCGGCCAGTAAGGTCAGCCGGCGCGCTTACGGTCACGACGCGCCTTCAACTCATCAACCGCATCAGCCACCGGGGCCGCGTTCTGCAACGCAGACGCCATCACCGCCCGCAACTCCTTCGACAACGCCGCTAACCCCGCACTTGTGTCGAACCGCGCCATCCGCTCAGCAATCGCGATCGCCTGAACCCCCAACGCAGACGACTCCCGTCCCGCCGCCGTCAGCTCCGCTGTCACCGCCGACACCAAATCAGCCGCACCCTCGACCGCTGCAACAGCAGGGGGGGCCTTCGCTGCGGATGATGATCCGCCAGCCCGGCTGGCCCGAACCCGGCACGTCGCGCCGCAATACTTCGCCTGCGGCCGCTGTGCCTCAAACGGCCGGTTACACTGCGCACACTGGCGCTGCATAGCCACTCCGAAACCCGTTGAAACACAACATGATACGCACACCAAACCTGTTGTGGCATATGGCTTTTCGTGCGTAGCGCAACCGTCGAATGTTGTTGTGGCGCAACGCGCTTAAACCGTTGTGCCACAACAACATTCGTACGTGAATGTTGTTGTGTGGTAACGTAACTCGGATTGTTACGGGAGGGATACGCGCGACGGAAGAGTCGACAGCAGGCGCGAACTTTTCCGCGATGGTGCCCCACCCCCCCAATGTTGTTGCGCCACTTACACTTTCACTTTGTGCGCGTGAGTGAATGTTGTTGTCGCTGAACGTTATTGGTGTGTTAGATGTCATGTGTTGGTTCACCATTCGCGTGTGGTGTCAGGTGCCGGTCGTGGCGCGTTGCGTGTGCGTGCAGCCTTGCGTCCAGCAGCTGAGCGGTTGCATGTGTTGGCGTGCTCGGGTCCTCGGTAGATGCTGCGGTCGTGGTCATCGTGTCCGAGGTCCCACTTGTCTGTGGGTTGGATCTTCTGGCCGCATCGCCAGCAGTTGACCTTGCCGGCGGCGACGAGTGGCCGGTAGTGGTTACGGAGTTGTTTGTGTCTGGCGCCGTAGCCGCGTTGGGTTGTGGTTCTCATTGCCTGGCCATCTCTATCGCTCTTGAGGTCCACACGTCACGTGTCCCTGTGCGCCATGCTTTGCGTGGCAGTGTTCGTGGGATGCCGTCTTGGTGTTGGTGAACAGAGGGGCCGTCAGCGTGGTCGACTAGTGAGGGCAGTGTGTATGCGGTGTGGTGGCCGATGGTGCGGACGTGGTGGCCGATGGCTTGGTCTACGGGTTTGTAGGTGTGGGTGCTGAGGTAGTCCAGCATGGCTGGGATGTGTGTGGAGCGGATGGCGATGCCGACTGCGTGGAGCATCCAGCCGCAGGTTATCCAGCATGTGTTGGGTGTGGTGTTGGTCAGTGTGCGGCGGATGGCGTGTTGCCATTGCCGGGGGAATCCCTGCCCAAGGTAGAGACTCACGAACGGTGTTGGCGCCACACTCAACGCTTGGGTGAGCTGGTTACGGAAGTTGGGGACTGGGACGGCGTCGTCTTCCAGAACAACGCCCCAGTCTGTGTCGGTAGTGGCGAGTTCGGCCCAGACGCGGCGGTGGTTGGCTTCGCATCCGAGTCGGCGGTTGGTGTCATCCACCATGATCACGTCAGCCTGGACTTCATCGTGGAGTTGTTTGGCTTGATCGAGGCGTGAATGGTGAGCGACAACGCCAATCGCGAAGGTGGGCGTCATGTGAAAAGCCCCCGGTTCAGCAGGCCGGGGGCTTCATTACACAACACCGAAAGGTGACTCCACCTTATCGCCGTGGAATCGATGCCATCAAGCACTCAGCACCTTTTCGTACAAGGGCCGTAGCTGCTCCCAAGACAGGCTCTTAGCGATGGTCAACGCCCGCTCCGCTGCTTCCCGATAGAACACGGGATAGTTAGCGAAGCGGGTGATCTTTTCGGCCAGGGCTAAATGGTCAGCGCTGTACAGGTCGATGCGCTGCTTCGCCTGAAACTGGCCCACCTTCGACGCCGACACCAGCCACTCATGCGGCAACCAATCACTGTTCGGTGAGCAGTGAGTCGCGATCACCGGCAGCCCAGCCGCGCACGCCTCCTGATGCGGCAGAGACAAGCCCCCAAACCTGCGCGGGGACACCAACACATGCTGGTCGGTGTACAGGTCCCAATAGTCGGCTCGGTCGCCCTCACGGACATGTAGGTCAATGTTGTCGGGTAAGCGGATGCCGTTGGACAACATCAGAGACCGGACGTAACCGGGCTCCTGGCAAGTGATCGTGACGGTGATGTCGCTGTGCACATACTGCAGGGCCCGGAGGAAATCTGCGGTGCCGGCGCGGTCGTGTACTGCTGGGCGGCCGATCAGATGCAGGAAGTTCACTGCTTTGTCGGCGGGCTGCGGTGCGAACCTGTCCGTCTCCACCGGGACGAGCAGGAACACTTTCGGGTTAGGGATTGTGCTCCACAGCCACCTTGAGGGTGCTGCCCATAACGTCGGCTCGTCATGGAGGTCAAGGAACTCTGGGTTGGTGTGCAGCACCGTCTTTACGCCCATGCTGCGGCCAATGATCGGGAGTCGGCGGTTGTAGAACGTCTCCGCCGAATACACCGATGTGAGCCCTTGCATGAACCGCGCGCAGTCTTCGTCGTTCGGCAGCCGGTTTATCACCGTCGCGTCAGGGAAGTACTCGGGGTGCAGCGGAAGCGGTTTCATGCTGCCGCAGTTCACCACCAAAGTCTTAGCGGGCCGCAAAGCGCGGTACACACTGCGAGTTTGCTGCCCCAAGCCCCGATGGTCACAGCGGGCAATTAGACCTAGTCTCAACTAGACCCCATTGATCCGCGCGAACTTCCCGAACGCCTGGATTGCCGCCTTGTCATATGCCCGTGCGGCTTCCTCTTCTGTCGGGAAGGAGCCAAGGCTTTGACGCTTTCCGTCCACCGTAATGTGGGCTCCCCAAGGGTTTGTTTTGCTCTTCACCGTCCGAACCCCTTTGTACTTGCTGGACTTCGGCTTCCCGGCAAAGGTTTCTAACGTCATTCGATTTTGTAGGTTCTCTTGGCGGGTGCAGATTCTGAGATTGGCCCTGCGGTTGTCGAGTCGGTCACCGTTGACGTGGGACAAACTCGCCCTCTTTCGCACCAACGAGGAAGCGGTGCATCAGCGTTGACACGTAATAGCTTGTTCCGTCGAATTCTCGGTACGCCACGTCTTTGCGGTATGCGTAGCCGATGCCGGGTTGCAGGCCCCAATGCCGCTTGGCAACTCGTTCGTAATCCTCAGGGTCAACGTAAGTGACCTCGCCAGTCCCGTAGATCTGCACTGGCACACGGGTGTACGGCGTAACATCTTCCATGTCGACTCCCTGTTAGTCGGCCAAACCCCGGCCTGTTAGCGCAGGTGCGGGGCTGTCTTGTATTAGCTGATTGTATCGAACAAGCGTTCGGGGCGCTAGCTAAAAGCGCTGGTCTGCATCAAATTTCGGGTCGCCCGCTCTACCGTCAGTGTGGTAGCTGCGCTTGATGTTCCCGCCGTCTGGATGCCACAAGAACGTGGAGTGTTGGCGCCACCCTGCGAGGCCGTCGACGCGGTATGCCTGCTCAAGCACGGAGTGCATTTTGTCTTCGATGAACCCGTAGGCGTCGGGGCTGAAGTGGCTGTCGAGGATGCGTCTGTAATACGCCTTGGACGCTATGTGCGGCCTCTGAGACCACTGAGAAATTCTCAGGTAGTTGCCAACGAGGCCGTGGCCGAGGTGGGTGTGAGCTTCAAGCCAATGCGATTCGTGGGCCAGGCGTACCAGGTTCGCTTCACCTGAGCGGATGAACTCGCAGATGCCGTCCCAGTCGATCGGCTCATCTGTGGTGATTGGCGTATCGCTCTCGACATACATGAGCAGGTCCGTGTGGATCTCGTCCATCACGGCCCGCAACATGCCGACCTGATGCCGTGGCTCCTCGAAAATGAACGGCACCACACCGCCGTACACCTTGTCGCAGCGCCACAGAATCCGCCGTATCGCTTCTTCGTAGGCTTCCCGGCGGTGTTCCTGCTCGGAGCGCACACCATCGAACGTCAGCAGGATCTCTGCTTGCGGGTGGTGGAATCGGACACTGTCGAGCGTTTCATCCAAGATCGCGGTGCTGGGGTGGCTGGGGATCGGCGACACCGGGATAACGACGGTCAACATGCGCCCAGCGCCTTCAAATCGTCGACAAGCCAGCGACTCATCTCGCGGCGCTGCCGCATCCACCACGCCACGATCCTGTTGGCGTTCATCGGCCACTCACCCAACTGGTCCTCAATGTAGCCGGGCAGGTCTGAGTAGTTCTGCAGTATCGGGAACGGGGCGTCTGGGTAAAGCTTGTTGAAGTAGCCGGCGGAGTCGTAGCCGGGAGTGATGTCGTCCGCGATCGGGATTGCGTGCGCCTGCAATGCCTCCCACACGCGGAAGCTGTCCGGGCTCGCAGGACCCGACGGGCACGGCGCAACCTTCGCCCGCACCATCTGCTCGGCGTACTCCGCAGGAGGCAACCCTTGGGTAAACCCTTCAGTGGGGACCAGTTTGCGGGACTTGCCCGGTTGGATCGCGGCGAAACACTCGCGGCGCCGCTCATGGGTGTTCTGGGCCGCCAGGAACACGTCGGTGGTTTTCTCCGGCGGGTCCGCGGGGAGGTACCGTAAATGGGGAGTGAATCCCACCCCAAACAAGCGGGCATCCCCGTAGTCGCGGTCGGCGCGGGGGGTTTGAACCCACCACCGCATCCGTTCCGGGCCTGCAACTTGGTGAATATCGAACAGGTCTTCTTCGTCGCCAATCCGAATGCCAAGAACCCACTCGTATCTGGCGATGGCATCGTCTATGTCGGCGATGCGCTCATCGTCCGCGTAGTACCTGCCTGGGATTACCAGGATGCATCCATCGGCATCCGGGTAGCCGTCGACAGGCTGGATGTCAAGGCCGTGTGGGTAGAGCGTGCCGTTGAGTAAGTCGGCGATAAGCGTGGAATCCCAGCAGTCCGCTGGGTGGAGATAGCCAACGGCAATCATGCGGCGTCGGGGTCAATCTGGTTGCGCGTGAGGTACTTGTGGCGAGCCTTGTGGTGGAGCGCGCAAAGCCAGACAACTTCGAGGGGCTTTGAGTAGTCGTCGTGGTGGGCTTGAGACTTTGCATCGCCACATACCTGGCAGGACTGTGAAGCCATACGTCCGGCCTTAATCGCCAGCTCCACCTTTCGGTGCGCACGGCGCTTCTCTGGATTCTTCGCTCGCCACCGCCGGGTGTATTCCCGTGCGATGTCCGGATTGTTTTGCAGCCACAACTTTTTGTGGTCAGGACCGATGATTGGCCGAGCCTCCGTGGTGCCTCGCGTTCTCATGCGCACGTAATGCATCGAACACAGGCCCCTGCTTGAATGTGGCCTGTTGCAGTTGTTTACAGAGCAGACCCGGCCCTTCTGCCGCTGCGACAGTCCTTCGCGCACTGCGAGCGTCGAGATGCCGCTCCTGCAGATGGACGTCTCTGCGCAGATCTCGTCGTACGACGCACCTAGTCGCAGCATCTCCACAACGCGGGCATCGCGCGCGGCGGTCCTAGAGACCTTCTGTGGAAGCTCCACGGTTCCGTGTATTCGCCATCGGTTCCAGTGCAGGTTGCAGAAACCCTTGGCGTAATGAACGCGATTGCAGGCCGCAACTGAGCAGCGCTTAGTATCATCGCTCATGTCAGCTCCTATCTAGCTGGCCACGCCCCGGGGCTGTTCGCGCAGTCGCCGGGGTCTTTTCTGTTGGTTCTATTCTAGTGCCGCTGTGTGGCTGGTTTGCGCTGGTAGAGAACGTATTTAGGATTTTCTCAGCACCCGGTACGGTTCACCGTCGCGGTCTACCCGGATCTCCCACACCTTCCGCGGTTGATAGCGGGTTTTCATCTCCGCGAACACCGCCGCCAACCACGTCTTCGCCTCGTCCGTGAGTTCGTCGGTGAGAGGATTGGGTTGGGTCATGCCGGGTCGTACCTTGCGTGCAGCTCGTGCTCGTAGGACAGCAGGGTTTCCCGGTAGCCGAACGAGATGATCCAGTTCCGCAGATCCCTGCTGTACTCGCCCCATTGAAGGGCCAGCATTTCCGGGTGAATGGATGCAAACAAGGTAGGTTGATGCTGCCGCAGCGTCTCCTCCGCGCCCCGAAGGAGCTGCCATTCACTGCCTTCAACGTCGAAGCTGATCACCGTCGGCGGTTTGTACCCCAGCACCTGCCACATGTCATCCAGCCGGACTTGCGGATAGTGTTCGGCTTCCAGATATAGCTCTTTGAAGCCGTGCGCCTCAACGATTTTGGTGGTGGCGTAGCGGGGCCACCCTGTGACGGGGCCTTCACCGCGCATCGCCGTCACATTCGACGCGAACCCGGCGAACGATACGGGCGGGGTGAGCTGGTTGGCTTCCCACACCGCCTTGATCACCGGCCACGCTTTAGGGTTCGGCTCAAACAGCAGCACCTGAGCGCCCCACATCTGACACAGGGCGGGGAACTCGCCCAGCTCGGCGCCGCAGTAGTACACGACATCCCCGTGGGCTATGCGGTCATACATGGCGTCCGTGCGGGCGCGTTCCCAGCCCTGCTCGGTGAACCAATCAGGTCGCGCCGCGCGATGCTCCGGAAGGATGATTTCGTAGGCGCCGTTGAGGGTCACCTTCACCATGTCCATCAGCCGAACTCCCAGCACAACACCGCAGCGAGAATGAGTAGGAATCCACTCAGCCACCACAGTCCGCCAACTAATGCGACACCACCGGCAACTAATGCCAGTAGTCCGAGTGGGTATCCGTAGTCGTTCAGATCAAGCCAATCCAACAGCTTGTTCATGCGCCGAACACCGTATCCAGGATCTCCTGGCTTCTCTGGGTGTAAGTCTCGTTTCCCCGCACCCACTCGAAACCGACCTGGCGCTCGTATTCACGGTTGCCGTCATTATCGAGGTGGAACTCGATGACCTGCTTTAAGTCTGCGAGTTTACTCTCATCGGTACTGCCGTCATAGGGTGTCACGCCATGGGTGTCGACGCCATCGACGTGCGGATGTATCAGCACTCCTCCACGCCCGCGAACTTCGTAGTAGCGGTCCGAAACGTAGTTAGGTCGCCCACCGAAGCAGGAATCCCCGACAACGACTTTCGCTGACGCCAACGCTACGTTCAGGTCGTGTCCACGGAGGACGCGGATGCCGTCGTTGCCGTAATGCCCGAACCTGTCCCCGTAGGTGGATTTCAGCCAGTCAATGAGTTTCGGCCGGAACGGGTACTCGGGGTGGTAGCCGCGTGATCCGGTGAAGATGATTTCGTGGGGGAACCGGTCACGGTCGGGTTCGGCCATGTAGCAGTCCCGCTCCACCACCGCCGGCCGCAGATAATGCCAATTCAGGTCGAGTTTGTCGTACAGTTCCGCAGCCTCAGGGGAAGCATCCGCCATGAAGATATGCTCGGTGAACCACGTCGCCTCTGTGCCGACATCGCTGGCTCGCTTCAGCCACAACCAACGATCCAGATGCGCGGAGACAGTGGGGACGCCTGCCGCTTTGTACTCGCGGAACACCTCGATCAAACCCGGAATCACATAGGCCGGATCGTGCGTGTGGCTGTAGAGCAGTATGTCCAGGCGGCCGATGGCGTCCCGCAGCTGGCCGGGAGTGGTGCAGTTCTCCTGGAACCGCTCAACGTCGTGGCCCAGTTTTTTGAAAGACCATTCTCTGTCACACTCTGTGGAGTGGGGTGGTCCGAAATTACCGATAAACCCTATGAGCATGTGTGGTCGATTCAGTTGGAGGGGATCGGTTTATTCAGTTGTGCGCGGCAGTCGGTCGATCAGTGCGTTGAGTTTGTTCTCATTCGTGCACTCCGCCTCCACATCCCCTACCTCACGGGGCCAACCGGAGCCGGGACATAGTTACCCGCAACTCCAACAACAAAGACGCAGGGAGCAGCCGAGTGGGTGCAGACATGACAGCCTCGCAAGGGGTTCGCAGAATCCCCCCAGAAACACGAAAGTCGGCTACCTGTCAGAAGGCATGGTTAACCGACGAGACCAGATTACACGTATTTTACGCAGGAAACCGCAACATGCCGTGTCTGCGGCGTGTCACTCATCCTGCCAGCAAACCGCAGGGCGGCGCGGCTCCTATCAATCAGGGCCGGGCCTCTTGTTCTGGCGTCTTCACACGTGTCTCCGTTCTTACGACGACGCCCGAGACACGCTTCGGAAGAAGCTGAAGATGTCGACGTTTTGTAACTCCACTGTCTTTTCAGCGCCGTCTTCACCGTCGCCTTCGATGACGACGTTCTCCCACTGACAGGTACCTTCTCCGCAACCGGCAGGCACCACGCTCACTGAGTCGACCCAAGAGAACTTGCCATACCTGGCACCGTATTGGCGGTTGAACCAGTTCACGAAAGCATTCAGAAACTCGTAGTAATACGTGCTCACACGCTCATCCTTTCAAGGCCGAGATGTGCTACTGGGTGTCGATGACGGCCCGTAAATGCTCCAAATACGACGGCCCCCACGAATGCCTGCAGGCCATGCATTCGCAGCCATCTTTGGTGACCTGCAGAGCGGGCTGGCGGACGTGTTCGCCGGCACTGTCTTTCCGGTACACCGTGCGGGTATTACACGCCGGGCAGGCCGCGGCGATATGCCACCGTGCGGGTGGGTCGAAGAGGAGTTTGATGTCAGCCGCCCACGCGACGAGCTGGGTGGTGATGGCCTCAATCAGTTGAACATCCTGCGGCCGCCACTTCCGGGCGTTGATGCACCGCAACCGCAGAATTGCGGGGTGCTCATCGAGGAGTTGGCCGTCGGTGATGACGACGGGCCAGCGCGGCTCCCACCGGGCGATCTGCGCGTTGATGTCCTTGAGGAGTTGCGCGGCATCCAACCAGATAGGCGGCTGCGAGCGGGCTACCCCGGAGCGTTCCCGTTTGCTGCCCGGAACAGAGTCCGTCAGTTGCTGGTACAGCGAATCCGTCCACACCAACTGGCCGTCAAGGGTTTCCGGTTTCGGATCCACCAGACTAGCCACAGCATCCGACAGGGCTCGGCGGGCGGGTTTCAGTTGGCCGTCCGTGGGGGTTTCGGGTGCGGTCACAATCACATGTCCTCCGGTGGGTAGGTAGGGAGGCCTGACAGACAAGTTTCGCCCGCCGGTCACTGCCGCCCTTATCGAGAAAGAACAGCTCGGCGTCGACTTGTCCGCACATTGCAGGGTGGCGGCGTCGGCGGTCACGCGCCCGCTCCGAGATCGGTTTCGTGCTCATCGGGGTACGGCTCGATTTGACTGGCTAGTGATGCTTCGCCGTCGAGATGATTGCGATAACGTGGCGTGCGCCGGACCTGCTCTCCCAGTTTGGTTTTGCCTCTCATTGTCGCCGCCTAGAATCAATCTTATCAAGCATGTCTCGTAGCCGGGCTATGGCCTCATCCCAATCAAATTGGGGCTTGTCCTGGTGTGCGCGTTTGGATGATTCGCCGCCGTCCCGGCGGTGGGCGTTAGCGCGCTGCTCCGCCGAGAATGCGTAGAAGTTGCCGCCTGCACTCATTTTCTCTCCCCTATGTGTGATATTGCCAGCGCTAACGCATCCGATAATCCGTAACGGCTCAAGCACTTTTCGAGGGTTATCGACAGTCGACACACTGCGATAGAGTCAGGGTCGGGAAATTGTCTGCGGAATTCACGTGCTGCGTAGGTGAGAAATTTTGCGACCTCGGCCATGCGCTGATCGGCGGCAGCGATGACGCCGGGTTCGATGTTGGGACAACTCATTTTTTAGCCTCTAATGGAATAACATCACGAATCACATCGTCGATCTCAGATATCGGCGCGCCGCAGCCAGCACAGGCTGGCCGCCCCCACGGCTTTAGTCGGTGCAGCTTTGTCGCGACGTCGGTGCGTAGCCCGGCTAGGCATGTGCTGCATCGGATTTCGATGCGGTTGCCGAACGGGTCGGCGTCGGGGCTGTTGCAGCGGTCGATGCAGTGGATGTGCACGATGTAGGCAGCCGGCGCGGCGCAGGTGTGGCCGTGCTCGCACTGGCAGCGGTAGGTGGTCCAGTCGAGGGCTGAAAGGGCTTCTACGGCCTTCTGCGCCTCGCTGAGGTGGTCCCGTATCGGCAACGCTGGGTTTGTGGCTTCTGGCCGGTCTGGGGCGGTCATTTGATGCCACCGCCCGCTCGTTGCCGATCCTTGTTGCGACGCCAGTTGTCGCGGGCACACTGACGGCAGTTAAGCCGGCCATAGCCAAGGTCGGCTTTGGATTCGATCGGGTGGCCGTTGCGGCACCACACCCGCAGCGGCGGCAGTGATTGCCTCGATGAGCGGCGCAGCCCCTCGCGCTCATATTCGGTCAGACCGCCCCAGATGCCCCAGCGCTCGTGATTGCGCAGGGCGAAATCGAGACACTGCGCCCGTACCGGGCAGCCCAGGCAGACCAACTTGGCCTCGCGCGGAGATCCACCCTGTTGTGGGTAAAAGATATCAGGGTCTGTTTCGGCGCATAACGCCTCCGCAGTCCATGGTTCACGGCTGGTCGCCGCGATCAACCCGATAATGGCCATGGGAGTTTCCTTTCTCAAATGTCCCGGCGGTGCCCGTGCCGCTCGCCGGTGATTAGGGCGAGCAGGTCGTCGAGGGTGCAATGCACCCACCAACGGCCGGGGTCTGTTGTGCCGCGGCGTTTGGCGACGACGACGCCGACAAGGGCGTCATCGTTACCGGCCTCGGCGTGAGCTTCGGCGGTCCATCCGGGAAGGTCTTGCCGTGCGCAGTCTTTTGTCTCCACGACGACTCTCCGTCCGTGGACTCGGACTCCGGAGATATCCCCACGGTCGTTGACACCCCGTTTGACTCGCCGGTCGATCCGGTCGTCGTCCAGCGCTGCGGCTAGGTAGTCGGCGACGGCGCGCTCAGTGCGGGTGCCGGCGGTGCGGGCGGAGCGGTGGCTACGGGCCATCGTGGGTCTCGATTCGTTGTTTGCTGGCTTTGGTGGACATTTATGTCCACTTGACTTCGTGTTTGCTGAAGAAGTCATTTGAGCTTGACCGCCCCGTCGGTCTTGACCAGGACACCCATGACGATTCCGTGGGTCACCGCTCCCTCGACTAGGTGCCGATCACGGCTTGCCGACGCCTTGTACAGGTCCACCGCAGACATCTGCTTACCGGCAGCGCCCTCCAACTTTCCGACGATCCATCGAAGTACGCGAGCGTCGGCCAGTCCGCGTTCCTGGCGCCCCGACACATCAGAGGCTGCGCGTGTGATTCCGAGTAGGCCGCCGCGGCGTCGTGCTGCCTCGGCCTCGGCGGCCGCGAGCTTGCGTTGTACGTCTTCGCGGGTCCAGTTGGATACGTCGGCAGCGATTCCCGAAAGCTTCCAGTCCTCGTCGGTGATGTGGGTTCGCCCGTCAATGAGAGCGAGCGCGAAGGCGAACTTTTCCCGGCAGTACAAGGCATGGCCGTCTAGTGCGTTGTCGTCCCCCGACATCGAGGCTGCACGTGCCTGGCGAACGGTGTCCCGCACAATGTCGGGCACGCTGATGATCCCCGCTGCCAGCCGTAGATCGCGCTGCGATATCAGTGGAATGCGCCGGGGCTCCCCTTTGATGGTGGGCCACGGGTTCGGGTTGTGGGTGATTCGCCGATCACGCCCCACGAACCACTGGAACCGCTGAGGGGTGCCACCGCTGGCGTGATCGAACAATGCGGCGGCCCGGTCGGGCTGCACCGATACCAGCATCGTCATGCGGTAGGTGTGTCTGCGAACCGTCTCTTTTGCGCGTCCGCGGTAGGTGTATCCGAGTGTTTCTCCGGAGAATCCGGAGCGAATGACCGACATGGTCGTCTGCCCCGAGCGGTCCTTCAGTGAGGCGAGAGAGTCGACCTCGTCGATAGAGAACAGGATGGATTCGACTTCATGGCCCTCGGAGGCCCGCCGGTAAGCGGCTGCCAACTGGTCTCGCACCGGGGTGGTGGGGTTCGTCGCGTCAGGGAGCGGCTGGGTGGTCATTCCGTGGCCTCCCGCGCTTTTGTGGCGTCTTTGATACGTCCCTGATGAGCCGCCGGATTTCCCTTGGCTTCGAGTTTCGCGGCGGTCCACTCACTCATCGCTGCAAGGACTTCCCGCTTCCCGGAAGCGCATTGCAACGCCAGCTCTGCTTTCACCAGGCGGGGGGTGCGGTTCTTCACCGGCCCCATCACCGCCGCGACACCGCTGATCCCATCGACCGCCTGCTGATCGTGGACTTTCAGCCGCGCGGCCTGCTCGGCGGCTTCCTCACGCTCGTTGCGGTCGCGGCGGATGATGCGCGCGTGGTGAATCAAATCCCCGATCTGGATGGCCCGTTCGGACGGTGAGTCGTAGAACGCCTGTAAGCCATCGAGGAGGTCGGGTTCGGTGAGTTTGTGGCGTTCGACCTGTTCGGCCCACGCTGCGATACGCGCCTTGTCAGGTTGTGCGCAGCGGTCATCGAGGATGCCGGCGAGTTGGAACGCTTTAGTGACAGCCCGCACGGTGGCCGGTGATGCGTTGATGGTCATTGGTTTTCCATTTCGGCGAGTAGTGCTTCCCCGGCGGCTTGCCAACCGAGAGCCTTTTGAGTCGGTTTGCCGATGACGGTGTGGCCGTTGGGTGCGCGTTGGCGGCCGGCGATTTCACGGACACGGTTGCGCCAGGTGCCTTCCCAGTCGAGTTTTCGGCCCTTAGCGCCAGGGACACCGCGCCAGTAGTCGGTGAACTCTTCGTGGATTGCCTTGAGGTCTACGTGTGGAAACTGCTGGCGCATCGCCGCGATGGTGTCTGGACTTGGTCGCCAGTTGTCAGGGAGTCGGTGCCCTCTGCGTGTGTCGGCGGCGTCAGCCGCAACAGCGGGGTCTCCCCCCGCACCCCCCTCTACCAAGGTGAGTGAAGTACTTACTTGGTTAGGTAATGGTTTAGGTATAGGTATGTCGGACTCCGGGGGGGACTCCGCTCGGAGTCCGGGCGGAGTCCCAGTGGGACACTTTGCGGACATTTTCTGTTGTTGCTGGTCAGTGGCTTGTGTTTTCGAGTTTCTCGTGGTGCGCGTTTTCCCTGATTCATTCATGCCTTGGTCCGCATATGAATCGCGTCCGGCTTGCGCACGGCGGTTGCGTTTGCGTTCCGCTTCCGCTGCGCGGTAATTCAGCACTTGCTGCTTGGTTCGCTGCCACTTAGCCCAACCCCGGAACTGAACCCCTCCATCGGCCGGTTCCCAGAGTTCTGCATCCATCAGGCACTGAATGACCGTGGCTGTCGCCCCGTACTCTTCGAGCACTGCGGCGGGGATGAATCCGTCTGTGAGTTCCTTCGCCGACCACGCCCCAGTGAGCGTCCAAACGCCGATGCATACCGCCCGATACCGGCGTGGGATTCGCATCACCGGCTTGGAGTTGGAGAATCCATCGTCAACGTTGAACCAGGGCATCAGCCGGTTGCCTCCTGTTGTGGTTCGTGTCGTGTAGCCACATAAACGACATGGCATGGAGAACAGCGGGGGCGGCCTGTGGAGTACCGTTCCTTGCCGCAGTCGCAGCAGTAGAAGTCCACATACCGCGTGTTCTGCTCGTCGCGGGTGCTCATGCGCCGGCCTCGAAGTCGAGCGTGGCTTCACGTAGGCGGGTGTTCAGCGTCAGCTCGAGGTATTCGCGGTTAATGTCGATGCCGATGTACTTGCGGCCGGTGCGTTGCGCGGCGAGTCCGGTTGTGCCGCTGCCGTTGAACGGGTCCAACACTGTGCCGCCCGGTTTGCAGCCAGCCACGACACAGCGTTCCGCGAGTTGCGGCGGCATCACCGCGAAGTGAGCGCCGGGGAACGGCTGTGCCGAGATTGACCAGACACTCCGCGCGTTGCGGCCGGGCTTACCTGGTCGTGAATGGATGCCGACGTTGTTGACGTTCCCCGGCTGCCCACTCGCGGCCGCTCGGACGGTGTGCGCGGTGTATTCCCGGGCGTACCGCTCGTTGTGCGCTTGTTGGCGGGGGTCGGATTGCTCACGGATAGCGTCGGCGTCGTACCAGTAGCGAGGTGACTTCGCCATCAGGAACACGTATTCGTGCGCCCGTGTCGGCCTGTCAGTGACCGACTCTGGCATGAAATTCCTTTTGGACCAGACGATGTCAGACCGGAGTATCCAGCCGTCATCTTGCAGCGCAAACGCCACGCGCCAGGGAATACCTATGAGGTTTTTGGCCGGGAGTTCGTGCGTTGTTAGGCCCGCACCTTTGGGAAGTTGTGGTAGTGGGTCGTTGCGACTAAAGCCCGTGCTGGAAAGGCCGCGATTGCCGTTGTAGGCGTTGTAGCTATCCCCCAGATTCAGCCACAGAGTGCCGTCATCAGCGAGCACCCGCCGCAGCTCTCCGAAGAGTGCACGGAGCCTGCCGACATACTCTGCGGGCGACAATTCCAGACCGTACTGTCCGTCCACTCCGTAGTTGCGCAGGGCATAGTACGGCGGGCTTGTGACAATGCAGTCAGCAGCACAAGATGGCAGGTGGCGGGCTACTTCCAGCGCGTCTCCCAGATGGAGCGTCACCGCGCCGTCGGTGAAGTACGGAGCTGTCATACCCCCCTCCTACTGTGCGCGCCATGAAACGAATCCGGCTGGAAGTGACCGAGGAAGTCGTCTACGAGCGCACCTACGAAGTGCCCGACGATTTCGACATCCACGACGACGGGGCGTTGGTGGATTTGTGGTGCAACGACGAAGACGGCCCGACGAAGGGCTTTAAGTCGGTGGAAGAGCGGTGGATAACCGCTACGGGATGTGTTGACGAGAGACCCGTCCAGCAGCGGTTGGGCGACTTCTGACTGCTCGTCGGTGTAGTACGGCTCAGGCATTGGCCACCTCCAACAACACATCTGCGTGGCAGGGCACACGCTGGCCGAATTCGTCGATGACAGGGCACCAGCAAGCGAGGTCACGGCCGCGTAGCTCATCAAGTTCGCAGACCAGTCGTATGAAGTGCTTGGCACTGACTGCAGACCACCAGGCGCTCTCCTCGCCGCGTGTCAGGCAGTCACGGAAGGCGTCGGCGGCTAGGGCTCGGGCGGCTTTCTCGGTGCTGGCCCAGCCATGTTCGATAGCGCCGGAGATGGTGAAGGGATTGCCCCACCTACTCGGCCGCGCAACGACGATCGCGCCTTCGGGTTTCCGCCAGCCGCGCACTCGGCGTAGCTGTATCCGCTCAGGCACTGTCGTTCCCTGTGATGAGTCGTAGGTTCGGCTTCGGCAAGGTCGGTGGTTTCTCGTCCTCAAGTGGTGCCAGATATGGTGCGGCCCATTTGTAGAGCGCGTCCCAGTCAGCGGCGAAGTAGCGTCTCAGGACACCACCCGAGTTGGGTGGCGGTGAGGGCTGGCCGTTGTCGATCCACTGCTTGATGTTCTGTTTGATGCGCCAGTCGTCGGCGTGGTTGCGGTGGCGTGAGCAGAACGCGTATCGGGTGGCTACACCGGTGTATGGGTCGCGGTCCCAGCCGCTGATGATGGCTGTCTTGCCGCAGGGTCCTTCCCGCTGGATCATCGGGGCGAGGCAGCCCTTGTCTACTGCGGAGGGTGGTTCGTAGCGGGGGATGTCTTTTTCGATGACTCGGCGGATCCAAAAGTTGGGGTCGCGCTTGTTGGATAGCTGCGCGATTTGTTGTAACATGCTGCGCCGCTTGAGGTCTTTGCGTCCGGCTACGCGGCGTTGGTGGATGAGTGTGGCGACGAGGATGGCGAAGAGTTTTGCGTCGCCGTCGAGGTCGGGGTCGTTGCAGATGTCGAGGATCTGTTGGTGAGATCGCATAATGGCCTTGAGGTCTGTGCTTTGCGGTTTAGCCATTCCCCACCGCCTGCGCTTCCGTTAGTGCGCTCGCCCGAACCAGCTCGGAGATACTGATGCCGCGCTGGCTGGCCGCCGCCTGCAGTGCCGCCCGCTCGGTCGGCAGGAGCCGCACCGCGATGACTGATGTTCTTTGTCTCTGTTCAGATCCGGTGCGTCGGCGCTCAGTTATCGCCATCTTCCGCATGGGTAGCAGCGCGTTCCATGGGTTGTTGAGTCGCCGGTTGGCGCACGGTTCACAAAGCCGCTTCCAGGTGCCACTGAGGGTTTCTTGCTCCCAGTTCGACGGCTTTCGGTTTTTGCCACACCACGCGCATTTCGGCCGCTCAGGCATCAGTAACCGCCTCTGCAGCGCAGACTTGGCAGTTGCCGCCCTCGTCCGGCTCCGGTAGTGCCACTATGGTGACACCTTCCAGAGACAACAGCACATCAGCCAAGTGGTCACAAAAGTCAGGGCCGGGGGGCATGACCCGGTACATGCAGTCGCAGAGGCATATACGCTCATTAGCCCAGGTCGCTAGGCTAGAGTCGCCGTGCTGCCGCAGTGCTTCGGCGAGTTTCGCGCGGACCACGTCAGACACCTTCGGCCTCCCGGCGTTGACGTTCGATGCGTTTCTCAAGCCAGCAAATCAGTTCCTCTTCGCCGAGGTACTGCTGTAGCCGTTCCAGTTCCGCTTGCGCGGTGTCCCGCTCACGGATTGCGACACTGGCCGTTTCAGTGTTCTGCTGCCACAGCGATTTCCACTGCCGAGCTTCCTCCCGAGCCGTTTTCAGCTCGGCAACCAACTCGCGCACCAAAGTGGCCGACTCGTCCGCCGCCGATTGAATACGGGACTCATGCGTTGGTTTGTCATCCCACGTTCCGGCTTCGCCCCACTCTTCGGTGTGGTGATGCGCCTTCCCGGCAGTCGCGACGGCCGACAGGATTGAGTCGATGACCGCCAGCCCCGTGTTGCGGAAGCTGTAGTAGTAGGCGTCCATCCGGGCGCCGGGGGAAAGCGCGGCTTCGGCGCGGTCTACTACGTCACTCATCGCCGATCTCCGGTCCTCCATGCGGGATGTCGCAGTGGCATGTCTCAAGCAGCCCGCAGCGGTCGCACGACCTCTCCCACTCCGGGGCCACTGCGAGTCTCGCCGCCGCTAAGACCTCGCAGGTGTCCTGCCGCTCAATGCGTTCCACCGGGGTGTCTGCCCCGAGGTCGTCACACGGTGTGGTGAGCCACGTCAACCCGACAGCGGGGCGTATCCCGGCTGCCTCGAAGATGTCGAGGACAGCGTTAGCGACTTGCCAGAACGGTTCACTCATTGGTGTTGTCCTTCCGTACCCACCCGGCAATGGCCCCACCGGAGCCCCTTCAACTCCTCACGAAACCGGCCGGATCTTCTTCCCAAAGGGCCTTGGCTACTGCGTCTACGGTGTCCATCACGCGTCCTCCCAAGCCGGATTCCAAAGCACCCGAACCGGAAGGCGGGGTGAGTCGTCGTCGGGGTTGTAGTAGCTGCCCGAGCGGGTCCAGCCGCACATGAACGCCATCTCCCACAGTTGCGGGTAGAAGTCGCAGAACTCCTCGCCTTCGCAGCAGTCGCCGGTGTGGACCTCTTGCACCACCGACCCCATCTGCCAATCGCGGTGGAACAACAGGGCTTCGTCAGTGATGTGGTCGAGCGGACGCAGGTTGTCTACGGTGTCCATCAGCTTGCCTCCCTGACGAAGCCCAGCGTTTTCGGTTTCCAACTCCATCAGTCGAATCACAAGCTCCGCGTTCTCATCCCGCAACCGGTCCACCTCAGTGGGGTTGGGGGGTTCAGGCAGGGAATCGAAAGCAATCACGGCAACCCCGCAATCGCCTTCTCAAGCAACACCTCGACATCAGCCTGAGTGCGGCCCTTCTCCCCCTCCCACGCCATAATCAACCCCAACGGCTGACCGATAGCTTGGGAGATGGCCTGCCGGGCAGCCTTGTTCGCGTCGTCGCGTTCCGAGGGTGGGATTTGTTGGGAGATGACCCACCCCAACGCCCTCCGCAGACAGTAAGGCCCTACCAGGCCCCACCCGTTGGGTTTCCAACCGTCACGGCGAACAACATCAAGAGTGGCATGGAGAATGGATCCGGTATCAGTCATCGGGGCTCTCCCACGCAATCAGGTCGATGTACTCACCGGTGTTTGGGTCGATGCGTTCGCCGGTTTCCGGGTCGATGCGCCAGGGCTGCGGCACTCGTAACAGAGGATCAGGTCTCCGTACTGGGTGGTGGCGGGTACGCAGTTGTCGAGGTCGTGGCAACCGTCGCCATGCGAGCGCGCTCATGCGACTACCCCACTACCCGGGTAGTCCTCGAGGTTTCCAAGGTCATCGAGCAGTACGAGGCTGCGGCGATATAACACGGGCACCTTGCTGGGGTCTTCTATGCTGCGCACCGACCAGCCCTTCAAATAGGACTCCGCCGGATGTTCAGTGATGTATCCGTGGCAACCGGTCGTCCCAGAGCCGCACAGGTGCAGCAGGTTTGAGAGGCTGTCAGAGCCAAGCTGAGACTTGTTCTTCCGGTGGTGGGCGTTAGTGGCCAGCTCCATGCCACACTGTTCACAGACGCCGTCTGAGCGCTGCCGCAGCAGCCGTCTCGTCGCCGGTGTAATCGTCACGACGCCTCCTGGTACTCGTTGCACGGACACCGCACGAACCAGTGAGCGAAAGGGCCGTGCTCCATATCCGTGCGGCCGCATTGGACACAAACCTGGCAGTAGGTGTAGCGCAGACGCCGAGCGTCCCAATGGTGAGTGGCGCGGTGAGGCCCATGCCCGCAGACACATTCACCCCACATCGGCGGACTCCTTCGGCGCCTTGACGGCTGTCCCCAGCGCCCGGAACAAGTCCACAAGAACGGTGGGGTTGTTATGCTGGTCGGTGGTGGGGGCCGCGGTGAGCCGGTGTGCGGATGCTTCCTCGAACAACGCTTTGAGGGTGTCGAGGTCCTTCGCCGCCAACGCTTTCTTGCGGATCTCCGCCACCGTCGGAACCTTCGCCCCATCTGAGAGCCAGTCCCGAATCTCGACCGCTAAATCCTCACCAGGCAGCGGGATTACAGCCTTAGCCAATGTGTGGATACGGGATTTGACGATGGTCAGGGTGTTGTCGTGGTCCAGGTCCCCGACCACATCGAACTCGTACTCGATTCCCTCGCGCTGTTCGGGTTTCATCCCCACCTTGCGGGGGGTTTTCTTGCCTTTGTCGTTCTCCTCGATGACGTACTCGGTCTTCGAGCGCATCGTCACCACAACATGCCCGGGGTAGGAGACTAGGGCATCAATCATCCGGCGCTCATCGGGTCGCACTTCTTTCCATCCGGCGAATGTGTTGCCCCGCACCGCGTGGCGGTCTGCCTGTTCCAACATCCCATCCACACCCATCCAGTAGTGGGACAGGGAATCGATGACCACGCAGCCGTATTCGGCGCCGGCCGCCTCGCCCAGAAGATCAACGAGAGACTTCGGGGAGAACCTGTCGGGGGTGGTGGTGTCGAACTGCCACCCGTTCAAGCCAACGTATTTCGACGCTGAACCTCGTTCGGTGTCGACCACTGCGACCTTGTCTGACAGGGCTGTCGCCAACGCTAACGCCGTATAGGTCTTGCCTGACCCTGATGGCCCAGAAAGGGCGATGCGGGCGTAGGAGGCGTCTCTGGTGGCGGGCTTAAACATCCGGCATCCCCTCCACCAGTTCGAGCACGGCGTTCAGGCAAGTCGGGCAACCCGATTCAAGGAGCCCGTGCGGTGTCCCGTCGTGCAAGTGCCGCCATTCCTCGCGGGGGGTGACCAGCCACATATTCACCGCCTCACCAAGTTTCGCTTTAGCGAGGTCATAAATCTGCTGCTTACCGGGGCCGACGAGTTTCACGCAGCCTCCCTACAACCACAAGTGACGATGCGGGACAACTCCCAAAACACTTCCGACATCCCGGTGGAGTGGTTGCGGTGCACGTCCGCCACCTCAATAACACCCCTACCGCCGCACACTGGGCACATCACTGTTCCTCCCTCGCTAACGGGCGCACCCACCCCAACAACTGCTCTCTCGTCATGTCCGGCGGTATGAGACAGCAGGCGATTACGGTGAGTTCCTGCAGTCTGCGCCGGTCCAGGCGGCACAACGCCCCCCACGAAATGAGGGGATCCTCGTCCCGCAAAACCACAGCCAGCTGCAAGGCAAAGTCCGCCATATCCTCAAGCTCCGCGGCGCGGCGGTCGCTCACCGACGCCCCGTCGTACAGGAGGGGGCGTTGCGGGGCAGGCGGTTTCACCCGATGCCTCTCCACACCCCGCCCCGACAAGCCGATCTCCCGAGAGATTTCCTCCGCAGACAAGCCCAACCGGGTCAGGTGGTGCACCTTGTCACGCCGCTCATACAGCTCCCGGTTGACGTCGAAATGCGCCAACTCGCGGCGGGCAGCGCGCAGCGCGGGGTGACACTCGGCCGGCGGCTCGTCAAGATCAATAGCGGCGCTCACGGCAACAACCCCCATCCCCTTTAATCCGCCACCATCCGCATTTCTTCGGCCATTTCCCGCTGGCGGCGAATCTCGTAGGAGCCCGGGGCGATGCCCAGAAAGCCATGCTCAGGATGACCCAGATACGCTGTCGAGCCCTCAGGCACCGACAGGCAGGCAACCCGCAAATTAATTGCGTTGGGCGCACTTACATCGCAGTAGACGGGTCCGTCGGCGGCGTAGATGGCGTGAGTATTGCCGCCGTTTTCGCCTTGTACAACCGGCGTACCCCGTTTCGGCACAACGGTTCCCGCGGTGACGGCGGCGGGGATGAGAATCACATCGCCTTGCCTTTGAAAGCCGGTGAGCGGCTCAATTTCCAATTCAAAATCATGATCAGTAACGACGTTGACACCGGTGACTGCGATGAGCTGGGTTGTTGTTGCCATTATTGTGTGTGTTTCCCTTCTATTTTGGTGTGTGTTAGGTCGCTCGCGCTAATTGCGCGTACTCACTTTCGGTGAGACCGAAAGTCCATGCCGACGCTGCTATTGCGGTTCGGCAGTCTGTCGGCACTAGCAGCCCGAATGTGTGTCTACTGCCGTCTCGTTCGCGGGTTGCGTTGTGCGCGATCAGGACACGCACAGGCCAATCAAGTAGGTCGCGCGGTACGTCGTAGAGGCGAAGTCGTTGACCTGGGTTGGCGGGGTCGGAATCCTCATGCGCCAGCGTCAAGCCGGCTTCGCGGACGTAGTTGTCCCATCCCATCTTTTCGATGGCACAGCGCCGGACCTCGGTGTTGCGTTCGGCCATGATCCGTTCGACGTCCCAGCCGGTTTCGATCAGATCTGCAGGCACTTGCGTGCCGTGCCACATGTACAGACCCCACCCGTCGGCCCAGGCGACCGCAGGCCCGGTCTCGCAGTGCAAGCGGTGTTGTCCGCCAACGGATTCCACGTGGAGACTATTAGGGGTGTCGCAGACCATCACAAAATCACGGTTGGGCCACCAGTAGCCGGCGGACATCGCGTCTTGGTATGCACGTGAGCGCTCCCAGATATCACTGTCCAATCGCAGCTGGACGACGTCTCGAAAATAGGCGACAAATGACGGCCACCAGCACCACATCCGTCCACCGAGCCAATAGTGCCAAAACGGTTTTGAGTCCACCGCCGAGCCCACCGCCGAGTACACCGCCGAGTCCACCGCCGAGCACACCGCCGAGCGCACCGCCGAGCCCACCGCCCAGTACACCGCCGAGCCCACCGCCGAGCCCACCGCCGAGTCCACCGCCGAGCCCACCGCCGAGCCCACCGCCGAGCGCACCGCCGAGCGCACCGCCGAGTCCACCGCCGAGTCCCGTAGGCGATGCAGCACTGACGCCGCTATCGAAGCGGATAATGCGCCCACAATTGGCGATCCGACGCGGACCACTACCCCCGGCCATGGGATGCCCGCGAACTCGTAGCACCTACGGGCGCCAGCCTCCCAAACTTCCCACTCTTCTTCGGTGAGTGCCGTTGTGCGCCAGCCATATTCGATCCACTCCTGCGCATGCGCCGGCATACGTTCGCGTTGCGCATCGGTCAGCGAGGTCAGCCTCTTGGTCATGGTGCCATCCGTCCTGCGGAGACCGTCATGCGCAGCACATCACGCTCGCATGCCAGGCGCGCGCATTCGTCACGCCAGTAACGGATCTCAATTTTCTGTGCCTGGTTGATTTGGGTCTGCTCAGCTAGGCGCCGTCGTAGTGATTCCACCTCGGCTCGCGCGCTCGGCACCATCGGCACCCGCGATAACACGTCGCTGGGGTCATTGATCATCATGCATCTGCTTCCCGGTCCCGGCGCGCCCACTGACGCGCACGCTCATCTCGTATCCGCCGATCATGTTCGGCTTCAAGGTGATCGATGACCACCACACCGCCTAGAGCGAGGGTCGCGACCAGAACCGCGATGTAGCAGTCGGTTTCGAGTTGGCCGATGAACGCGGCCACGGCATAGATGCTGGATAGTGTCGCGGTCAGGATGAACGCGGTTTTGACGAAGGTCATGATCGTGCCCCGCATCCGCCGGTGACGTGCGTGCCCAGCCAGCGGTTCAGCGCCGCGTAATCCTCCAATGATGCGCTCTCGCAGGAGAATTCAAGCACTGCCCCGCATGGGCAGTCATAGATGGTGTGGCAGGCGGTGACGATAGTAGTAGGGGTTATGGTCATGATGTCACCTCCGAGTGGGTGTAGAGCCAAGCCAGGGTCTCCACCCAGCGCAACGCGTCAGCGCGCGAACAGGCGTGGGTTTTGTGTGGCTGCGGCAGGCCGGTGCGCTGAGAAATGAGCTTTGACACGTATACTCGCCAATCATTGAGCGCCCCGGGTCGATACGCGCCAACTATCTCGACACCGTCCATACCCACGGCTATTACGCGCTGGCTGTGTTCATCGGATTCAGAAATGATGCTGTAGCCGCTAGACAACGTTGCAGTCATGATGCACCTTCTCTGGGTTATTCAGTCGCCCGTATCCAACGGTGATGATCTGCTTCGTCTTCGGTTCGACTACGCACATCGCCATGTTCCCCAAGTGTTTCCGTGTCCCAGGCTTGCTGTTTGGCCTGCCAGGTGCTCGCAGGGCGTCAGCTACCCATTCGGGTTCGATGCGTCTGGCGGCCATTCTGATCCGCGCGTGATAACACACCTCGAAACCTCCGATGATCAGTGGCCGCAGCCCGCGACGGTCAAACCGCTGTTCCAGCAGTTTGGTTCGCTGTTCGTCAACTGCGAGACGCTTGCCTGCCACGTTGCGCCCGTAACACGTTGTTGACAGCTGTTTCTCCTGTGGGGTCGGCGTAGGAGATAACCCGCGCAATCTCTGGGTCGCGTAACACGGCCCGCCGCTGTTCGGCAGACATCTGCACAGCGTTGGTCAGGTACAAGATGAACGTCCAGGCGCCGGCGTTCGGCATGGCCCGCACGAACCGTGTGACCAGCCGGTTGACGCGGTTAGCGCCGAAGTCCGCGCCGATGTTCGACAGCACGAGACGCGCAAGGGATTTCAGCTGTTCACAGCTCGGCGAAGTGGATACACCGATACCGGGGATGGCCGTCAGGCCGGGGGGGCTCATGTCTGGCCACCGGGAGAGCACGACCCGAAGTCTCCGGCACAAACCGCTAGATCATTGAGAGCATCCATCGGGGACCACCGACCCCTTTCGTGCTAGTTCCGGCCCCCGGCCAGTCCTCCCCGTGTGTGCGTTGCGGCACTACTCGATCAACTTCACCGGGATGCTCATGACAGCGCCGACAACGCGGATGTCCCGGTCTGTGTAGGTGAACAGTTCGACGGCGCTCATGCGCTGGCCTGCTGTGCACCAGTGATGGCGTTGGCCGCCTTCTGTCGGTTGTTGCGCTGCCACTCGTTCACGCACGTTCGGCAGTTACGCTGGCTGCCGCCCTTCTTGGGGATCGTGTTCTCGGGCGTGTACACGTGGCCGCGGACGCATGACTCTTTACGAACCGCCCGCAGCAGATTCATGCGCGCTGTCACTGGCTCCAAGTGCGCTGGATTGCAGCATGATTTGCAGCGACATAAGTGGTCGAGTTGCAGGCCGTCGGGCACAGGGCCTATGAGCAGTGTGTAGGCCAGTTTGTGGATCGACCAGACCCGACCTTCGTGACTGGCGCTGCCGTACCTCTTACTGGTGTGCGCGCCAGTCCAGATCCAGCACCACGGGTCGAGTCCAATCACTGGGCATGGTTCCGGCGTGATCTTCGCGGACAGCCGCGCGGGCAGTGCGGCGGTCATGCGGACTTGGCTTCCCGCTTGGCGACCCATCGGTCTAGGTCGCGCTGCTCAATGAGGAACGCTCCGGTAAGGCCATTCATCTTGTGCGCCTTGAGGTCACCGCGGTTGATGGCGGCGATGATGGTGCGTTTGGGGATCCCAGTCAGACTCTCAGCAGCCGCCGTTGATAGCGGGGGAGTTTTTGGCAT